TTTAAAGTACATAACATGTATAGTAAAACAGGAATTAAAAAAGTTGCTAAGACTATGTCTGATCACTTATCTTTAAAAAAAAGAGGTTATAATCACGATAAAAGAAGAGCAAATAAAAAATAATGGGAGAACTAAAGAAATGGCGCGATGAAAACTGGGTTCGAATAGGAACAGATGGAAAAATAAAAGGCCCTTGTGGAACTTCTAAAAACAAAAAAAATCCTGATCGATGTTTGCCTATGGCTAAGGCTAAAAGTCTCTCTAAGCGAAAGCTTTCAGCTACAGCTCGAAAGAAAAAGAAAGCAGGAGCGAAAGGAAAACAATTTGTTAAAAATGTAAAAGGAGTAAGGTAATGGCAATAAGAAAAACTACAAAAGGCAAAAACGCTAATTATAGAGCTACTAAAAAAGGTGCAGGCATGACTAAAAAAGGAGTTGCCGCATATAGAAGGGCTAATCCAGGTAGTAAGTTAAAAACTGCTGTTACTGGAAAAGTAAAGTCTGGAAGTAAAAGAGCCAAAAGAAGAAAATCTTATTGCGCAAGATCTTTAGGTCAATTAAAAAGATCAAGTGCTAAAACACAAAATGATCCTAATTCAAGAATAAGACAAGCAAGAAGACGCTGGAAGTGCTAATTTAAAATATATAAAAATGAAAAAAATATTAAACTGGTTTGGCAGTAATGTTCTCAAAGATTTATTAGGGGGTTTAGACAAATTATTTACTTCTAAAGAAGAGAAGATTAAAGCAGAAGCATTAATAAAAGAAATTATTTTAAGTAAGCAATTAGAACTACAAAGAATGCAAGCTGATATTATTATTGCAGAAGCAAAAGGCAATTGGCTTCAAAGAAGTTGGAGACCTGTTCTTATGTTGTGCTTTGGATTTATAGTTATGTATGTAAAGTTTTTCGCACCTTTATTTGGTTGGGAGATTCCTGAGTTAGAAAATGAATTTTGGAACTTACTACAGTTAGGTATAGGGGGTTATGTTGTTGGAAGAAGTGCTGAAAAAATATCTAAGAATATTACCATTTCTAAAAAATAAACATAGAAAAAAAAAGATTAACTTTGTATTTTAAAAATAAGCAAATTAAATGGCAAGAATAAGTACATACGCAAATGACACTAATGTTGTAGGGGCTGACAAGTGGATTGGATCTGATTCTCAGAACAACATGCAGACTAAAAACTTTACTGCTCAAGCTGTTGCTGATTTTATAAATAAAACTGGAGGGCAAGCTCAAAATCTTCGATACACTTACAATGACACAACAGGATATGAAACAGGAACTCTTTCTTTTACAAATGGAGGAGCTGCAAATGTTTTATTAAATAGTATTACTACTATAAATGCAGGCATATACGATCAGAGAAGTGAAACATTAGATATATCTGAATTTATAACAGGAGCATTAAATCAGTCTGAAATATTATTAACTGATTGTACAGACGTGTCTAACTGGGCAATATATGCTGTAACATCTACTGTGAAAGGTGCTAATTTTTTAGTTTCTTTAAATTTAACATTTAAGGCAGGGGGTGGTAGCTTAATCGCTAATAAAGATTATTTCATATCTTTGCTAAAGTATGATAATATTGGTGGTGGTGATTTAAATTTTACTGTGGGGATACCTGGAAACAGTCTCACTTATTTAATAACTCACAATTTAAATAAATTCCCAGCAGTTTCTACTTTTGAAGACGGAACTCAAAAGGAAATATTTGGAGAAGTAACATATAACAATTTAAACCAGTGTACTTTAACTTTTACAAGTTTGTTTACTGGAACAGCAACATTTAATTAAAAATAAAGAATTATGGCAATAGGGTATTTAACTAACATTGATCTTAATAATAATCAGGTCAAAGATTTTAAGATTGATAACGCAACCTCCGATCCAACAGGATTAGCTGGTGAAGGGCAAATGATATATAGAACTGATACTAATCAGATGAAATATCATACAGGTTCTAATAACTGGGTAGCGTTTGGAACAAGTGGAGGTACAGTTACTTCCGTTAATTTAGGAAGCAGTACATCTACAATTAGTGTAACTGGAGGCCCTATTACTACAAATGGAACTATACAGGTTAATTTGCCAACTTCTGGAGTTACAGCAGGATCATATACAAGCGCTGACATTACAGTTAATGCTTATGGTATAATTACTGCCGCAGCAGATGGTGGAGCAGGAACAATGACATCATGGAGAATAACAGGAGATAGTGGAACTTCTGCATCTGTTGAAGATAATGATTTAGTTACTATTCAAGGTGGCACTTATATTACCACATCAGCAAATGGATTTATTGTTGACGTAGAGCATGATGCTACTTCAAGATCAAATACTACATCTACTGGTGCGCCAGCGGCTGGAGCAACCTTTACTGCTGTTGATTCTATAACTACAAACTCGACAGGTCACGTTACAGTAGTTAATACTAAAACAGTTACTATGCCAGCAGATAACCAGGGTGTTACTGAAGTTGACAGCGGTGCTGGTTTAATAACCTCACCTATTTCTGGAATTACATCAACTGGTAGCGTAGCTGTAGATTATGCAGGATCTGATAACGTTATATTATCAGCGGCTGATGGTGTTACGACACCAGTTACTGTTGCTTCAACAGATAAAATAATTATAAGTGACGCTACTGATAGCAATGTTAAATATGTAAATATATCTCAAATTACTTCAGCAATTGGTGGTGGAACAGTTACATCTGTATCGGCATCTCATGCTGGTAATGCATTTACAGCAGCTATTGGAGGAAACGCAAATGTTAATCCATCTGTTGATATTACAATGGCTGGTACATCTGCTCAATATGTAAATGGTGCAGGTAATTTAACTACCTTCCCATCAATACCGCAAGGTGATATTACAAAGATTAGTGTTACAGCTCCAATAACAGGTGGTGGAGATGCAGGTGATGTAACTATAGGTCACGCAACTCAAACAGATACAGAAAGCACAAACGCAGCTACTTTAACTTTTGGAGGCACGTTTGAAGCTTATACAGATGTTACAACTAATGCAACTGGACACGTTACAGGACATAATGTAAAAACGTTTACAATGCCTGCTAATCCAAATGTTAATACAACCTCTTTACCAGTTAAAAATAGTGCAGGAACTACACAGTTCACATCTAACCAAACAACAGGTGTTAGATTTGCAGCAAGTGGAGCAACATCAATAGCTTTTTCTTCTGGAACTGAGTTAGTTACTTTTAGTTCTACTGATACCAACGAAACATATACATTACCAGTTTCTGCTGGTACTGCGGTTTCTGGTCATACGGTAGCAGACTTTGATTTAACAGCAGGAGGAACAGGCTCAGGTATAAAATCCAAAGTAACAGTTGCAGGTAAAAATGATAATATTTTAATAACAGAAACCACTGGTAACAATGGTGTTGTTAAAATTGCTTTAACGGACGATGTTACTATAGCAGACAGCTTAACAGTTACTCAAGATGTTTCAATAGGAAATGACTTAAGTGTTTCAGGATCTGGTGCATTTACAGGACAAGTAACTGTCCCAACAGCAAACACAGGAACAAGCGCGCCAAACTTAGCTCAAGTAGAATTACTTATTGCAGGAGTAGGTGTTTTCCAGGGAGCATATAATGCCTCTACAAATAGTCCAGCTTTATCTGGATCAAGTAACGTGGCTCTTAATTTAGGAGATTACTTTGTAGTATCAGTCGCAGGAGACAACGGAGGATATTTTCCAAACTTAGAACCTGGTGATTTTATATTTGCTAATGCAGATATAACAGGAAGTTCAAGTCCAGCAGCCTCAGTATATACAGTTGTTCAGGCAGATGCCAACATTGCTGCTGCTGGTAGCACAGATGGTGGAACAAATAAAGGTGTATCTGGATTTGATAGTGCAAACTTTACAGTAAGTGCAAATGGTTGGGTTCAATTAAACAATCAAGGTACATCAGGTGGTTATGGTAGTGTATCAGAAACAGTAAGTCTTTCAATTAATGATGATGGTATTATTAGTTCAGCTTCAGAACAGGCAATTGCAATAACAGCATCTCAGGTAACTGATTTCTGTAGTGCAGTTGATACTTGTGTTGCTGATAACGGAGTAACTGCAAATATTGGAGATGGTACTGCTACAGCTTATCAAATAAATCATAACTTAAACACAAGAAATGTAATTGTTTCATGCTACAGAAACTCTTCACCATACGACACAGTAATGTTAGATGTTGAGAGAACAAGTGTGAATCAAGTTACTTTAAGAACAACAACTGCTTTAGCTTCTAACGCTGTTTCAGTTATTATTACAAAAGTAACATAGTAGTATGTAACCTTTTAAAATAAATTCAATAATATGGCCATTAGTTTTTTAACAGGCGAATCGATAGATGGTGGTGTAACTTTAACAGGAAGTATAACGTTTAACACTGGCGGCAACGCATTTATAACCACTTCAGGTGGCGACTTAACATTACAAACTTCAACTGATGATATATTCTTAATAGCAGAAGATGATATTTCTTTAGCTGTAAACGGTGGTGATGTAGGTGTTTATATTTCAGGAGGCGGCGGAACTTCATTAAGATACAATAATTCTCAAAAGCTAATAACTACAAACACAGGAGTTACTGTAGCAGGTAGTAGATCAATATTTGCAGCTGACACAGTTGTTAATTCATATTCTGGTGCTTCTGTGATTGAGGTATATAACAACGAAGCCTCTTCAATTCTTACTATACATCAAGATAATGGAAGCCATGAATCTCAATTACATTTTAGAACTGGTGGCAATGATACCTTTATTAGAGTTCCAGCAAGCACTAACGCTTTACAAATAGATTCTGAAACTACTACTGATGCGTTTATATTAAGTCATGCAGGTAACGGAACTTTTTCTGGAGACATAACAGTCTCAGGTGGAGATATTACTTTAGGCGGAATTTCAGGTAGAATACAAGGTGTTGTTACTGTACTATCTGGATCAGACGCTACGAGTAAAACTTATGTAGATAACGCAATAGCAGGTGCTGGTTCAGGAACTTTCTTACCACTTGCTGGTGGAACAATGACTGGTAATTTAAGATTAAATGATACCGTTAAACTTCAAGCAGGGACAAGTGGAGATTTAAATATATTCCATAATGCTACAAATTCTTATATAGAAAATGATACTGGCGATTTATACATAAGACAATTAGCAGATGATGGAGATGTATATTTTCAATGCGATAATGGCTCTGGTGGAACTGATAATTATTTTTATTTAGATGGTGGAATTACATCAATAATGGTCAATAAAGACATGTTGTTGTTTAATGATGGAAATGGTGGTAAACTTAAACTTGGTGCTTCACAAGACTTACAATTATTCCATGATGGTTCTCATAGTTATATAGACGCAAATACTACTGGTGATTTATATATTAGATCACTAAATGATGACATTGTAATTCAAGCTTTTGATGACGTATTTATATACGCAGCAGCTGGCGATGATGGAATTAAGGTTATTGGAGATGGAGCAGTAGAGCTATACCACAACAACGTTAAAAAGTTTGAAACAACAAGCACAGGGGTTAGTGTAGCAGGAGAAGTTGTTTCAGGTTCTTCTTTAGTAAGTAAATCAACATCAACAGGTTCAGTAATAAGAACTACTACAGATGTAGAACCTTTTTTAGCATTTCAAAGAAACTCAGGAAATAATGGGGTAGGTGTTTTAAGGTTATTAGATGGTGGAGATTTAACTTTTGATACAGGTGTTACAGGAGCAAGTCAATCAACAAAATTAACTATAGATGGTGCAACAGGCAACGCAACTTTTGCAGGTGATCTAACAGTTTCAGGTGGAGATATTACATTAGGCGGAACAGGACGAATACAAGGTGTAGATACAGTAAGTGCTAATACAGATGCGGCTAATAAATTATACGTAGACAATGCTGTTGCAGGTGTAGGTACAGTAACAGGGAGTGGATCGAATACACGTATAGCTTTTTGGAGTAGTAATACAAATTTAACATCTGATGCAGATTTAACATATGCTACCGCAACAAATAGATTGTCTTCAGGTAATTATATAATACCAAACAATGGTGATTACTTAGGGACAGATACAAGTGGAGCTGCAAGAACATTGATTTCTTTAACTTCTGGTAATGACGTTGAAGTTTCAAACGCTGCATTATCTTCTGGATCTGACACTATAATATTTTTTGGAGACACCTTTAGGATAAAGGATGGAGGTTCTACTCGATTTTTAATACAATCAAATGGTACTATTTCTGGAGAGGGAAACACATTTGATAGTGGGCCAATAAATTTAGAGGAAGAAAATAAAATTACATTTGATGCTGATGGTGATCAATGGAATTGGATCAAGTCTAATAGCGGTCAAATGGAAATGGCTGTTGGTCAAACCTTAAAATTAATAAACGAAGAGGAATCAATTTATGGTGATATAGAGGTTGAAAGTTTATACAGCTTTATTAACTCGACAACCACAGCAAATGCTACGTATGTAGCTATCTACACTGACTCAGCGAGCAGTACAGTTCCGAGAAGACAAAAACCACAAACACCAGCTCAGTTCTTGTCAAATGCTGGAGCTGTAACTCGAACTGGAACTCCTTCTAATGATCAACTGACTGTATGGACAAATTCAAATACTGTTGAAGGAACATCAGAGTTAACATTTAGCAACAATATTTTAGCTATAAATGGAATAGTACAAGTAAAAGAAGCTTTAAGTTCTGTAAATTCTCTTTATTTAGGCGCAACTACCAGTAGTATATATTTAAGACCTAAAGGTTATTCAAGTAGTACACTTCAAGCTGAATATAAGATTAGCGGACAATGGAATTGGTCAGAATATACAGCAACCGCGGTAACAACAACAGGAAGTTTAGATCCTAATCAAAATTTTCAAGCTGGATCTGAAGATACTTTAGCTCTCTTAGCAGTTGATACAGGAGGTAATGTAGTAAGAGGATCACAAGAAGGAACTTGGACATTTACTAAAGCTCAATTAGATGCGCTTACAACCACTACAACAACTGGTACTACTCTTATTAAAGCGCCTGGAGCAAACAAAGCTGTTATTGTAGAAGAATCTAATTGGATGATAAAATATAGTGGCACAGGTTCTATGTCTTCTAATGGTTTTGAAATAAGACAAAGTACTAACACTCTTGCAAGTGCAGGTATATCAAGAATACCTTCTGGTAAGATAAACGAAATAATGAGTTCTTCACAAGGAACGCCTGCAAATCCAAGTTATGGATTTTATTCAAGAGATTTACCTCAGTACAATAATGACGGAAGAACATTTGTTTGTAACAAAACAACATTTATAAACAGAATAACCACAAATGCAACTCCAGCTAATTTAATTAGCATATCTATAAAATTAAAATACAGAGTATTTGATTCAAATACTTTTTAATTAAAAATTACTATATTTGTATAAATAATAAAATATAATCAAATGTCAAAACAATTAAGTAAAGAACAGTTAGAGTTATTACAAGGTTTGCAAAAACAATTTAATGATTCAAAATTTGAAATCGCAGATTTAGAAATTAAAAAAGCAGATCTTATATCTGGTATAGCTGGTATTAAAGCAAAATTCGCAGAACAAGAGAAATCTTTAATGGAGGAATTTGGTAAAAATGCAGTTATTAATTTACAAACAGGTGAGGTTAAAGAAAAAGAAGAAAAACCTTTAGAGGTGACAGAATAAAAAAACATGGCAAAAATAAGCAACACATCAGCGTATCCTACTATTAGCAATCTTGATCCAGCAGATTATTTAATTATAACTGATGCGGAAAATAACTTAATGACTAAAACTTGCACTATATCGCAGATACAGTCTATTTTTGGTATTGACACGCTTGTTGCTCATGTAGAGGTAACATCAAAAGAGTTGTTAGGTTTATCTGGAGGAATGAGAATAATTGAAGCTCCAGGGGCTAATAAAGTTTTAGATATAATAGATATTGCGGTGTATGGTCAATTCGGTTCTGGGGCTTATAATTTTTCCAGTGATTTAGAGTTTGATTGTGATTCCACTGTGTATGCATCGTTAGCTAATTCAACTGCAAATGGTAATGCAGATTATTCGATGAAGCTTATTTTAGGTGGAGGATCTGGTAATTCATTAGCTTTGTCTGCTAATAAACCTGTTAATTTATTTTCAAGTTCTGATCCAACACAAGGTGATGGTAAATTATTTGTCAATGTATTTTACAGAGTCCTAACATTAGGGACATCATTTTAAATTAAATGGACATAAGAAAAATTTCAATCGGAGCAGATTATAAGTCTGGCGCTATGCACTATATAGTAGGTCAAGATGTTTTAGGTGGAAGCTACGGAATACATCTTATACAGCATGATGTTGCTTCAGAGTCTTACAAAATTTGGATTATGAAGCAGGATGAAGTTTTGCTTTGGAAAGAATTTAAGTGTACCTTACCTATATCTTTAGAATATAATATAAATTTTTAATGAAATCTCCTTATTCGTTTATTGTAAAACCTTATAATAATAAGAGATACGATAATACAAAAGCTTATGGTGATATAAATTTCATTGTAAGTACTTCAGAAGAAGACCATAGCGCCTCTAATCGCTATGCAGTGGTGGTATCTACTCCTATAAAGTATAAAGGGCCTGTAAAAGAAGGTGATATGCTTTTAGTTCATCATAATGTTTTTAAGTTTTATTACGATATGTATGGTCGTAGAAAAAGTGGAAAAAGTTTTTTTATGGAAGACTTATTTCTTGTTGATCCAGATCAATTTTTTCTATATAAACAAAACGGAGAATGGAAAGGATATAATAAATATTGTTTTATAAAACCATCTCCAACTAAAAAATCTTTTATAAAAAAATCAATTACAGAAGAACCTTTATTTGGAACAATAAAATACATTAACGATCAGTTGTTAAGCATGGGATTAAAAGTTGGTGATGAAATATCTTACCAGCCAGACAGCGAATATGAGTTTAATATAGATGGAGAAAGACTCTACAGAATGTTTACCAACAACATAACTTTTTCTTTATGATTTATATATTAGATGACTTTGTAGAAAAAAGCTTATTTAAAATAGCTAATGATTATTTAGATAAAAATACTTTTAATAAAATAAACGCAGGAGATAAAGATTTTCACATACAGAAATCAAATAAAGAATTTGATAATTATGTGACTTCAAGGCTTTCTATAGTAGAAGGTAAAGAGATAGAAAATATTTTAAGTTTTTTTAGAGTATCTACAGACACCTTAGATGTTTCTTGGAGGATTCATTCTGATTTAAATATTAATGGTGAAAAACCAGACAGAGCTTTAGTTCTTTATTTATCTCCAAGAGAAAACGAAGATCTTCATGGAACTGCTTTATGGGAACATGATATATATGGAAGAGAAATTCCTGAAGAAATAACTGATGAAGATTACGATAAAATGATTAAATTAGATGCTAACAACTTAGATAGATGGAGATTAAGCACAGTTGTTGGTTATGAAGAAAATAGATTAGTTTCTTATCCTTCAAGTTATTTTCATAGTAAATATCCAAACATATCATGGAAAGAAGGTAGAAAAGTTTTTGTTATGTTTTACAAGGTTTCTGATTATGAGTAATAAAAAAATTGAAAAAAACAATACCGAATGGTATGAGAAAGTAGATAAATTAAAACTTAAATATAATCGAAATAAAGATGGATATAAAAAACATAAAAAAAGAGATTATAAAAGCTGGTGAGTCAGCTGTTTTGCAATTAATAAAAGTTGCAAAAGAAGATATTATTAAGTACGATAAAGATGATGAGCTGGCTGCTGATAGATTAAAAAATGCAGCGGCTACAAAAAAGCTTTGTATTATGGATGCTTTTGAAATACTAAAAAAAATTCAAGAAGAAAAAGATCAAATAGAAGGAGTAGATACTAAAAAAAATAATACACCAAAAGGATTTGCAGAATCAAGATCAAAATAAATTATATACTGAACTTAAAAATATAGTTCCTAAGAATGTTTTGTCTATAAAAAACAAATCTAAATCTTGGGTTTATGGCTATAATGAAAAATATAATTTTGTTGTAATTTCAAAAACAGGTCAAATTGAAAATATAATAAACATAAGCGGTCTTAATATCGCTCTTCCAAAAGCTTCAAACGATATAATTAAAAGATCAAAAAAAAAAGAAGATCAGTTTTGGGAATCTAAAGAAACACCTAAACAACTAAAAAAAATAAAGTCTATTTTTCAGTGGCACGAAGCTCCTTTAAGTTTTAAAAACGAGTGGATTGATTATATTGAAAACGAGTTTAACTATAGGGAGTTAGGCTGTTGGTTTTATAACAACGGAAAGCCAACTTATATTACAGGAACTCATTATATGTACCTTCAGTGGACAAAAATAGATATTGGACTTCCAGACTACAGAGAAGCTAATAGGGTTTTTTATATATTCTGGGAAGCCTGTAAAGCAGATAAAAGAAGTTTTGGAATGGATTACTTAAAAATTAGACGTTCAGGATTTTCTTTTATGGCTTCATGTGAAGGAGTAAATACTGGTACAATCACAAAAGATGCTCGTATTGGTGTTTTATCTAAAACAGGATCTGATGCTAAAAAAATGTTTACTGACAAAATAGTTCCTATATCTAATAACTATCCTTTCTTTTTTAAACCCATACAAGATGGTATGGATAAACCAAAAACAGAATTAGCCTACAGAGTACCTGCTTCAAAGATTACTAAAAAAAATATGTATTTAACTGAAGACCAGGAGCTTGAAGGTCTTGACACCACTATTGACTGGAAAAATACTGGAGACAACAGTTATGATGGTGAAAAATTGCAATTATTACTTCACGATGAAAGTGGAAAATGGGAAAAGCCTGACAATATTCTAAACAACTGGAGGGTTACTAAAACCTGTCTTAGATTAGGTAGTAAAGTTATTGGTAAATGTATGATGGGATCTACATCAAATGCACTTGACAAAGGTGGAAGTAATTTTAAAAAATTATACATAGATTCTGATTGTGGAAAACGAAACTCAAATGGTCAAACTAAAAGCGGACTATATTCACTTTTCATCCCTATGGAATGGAATATGGAAGGTTTTATTGACAGATATGGAATGCCTGTTTTTAGATCTCCTAATTCACCAATACTTGGTATTGATGGAGAAATGATAAATCAAGGAGCTTTAGATTATTGGGAAAATGAAGTTGATTCTTTAAAGCAAGATCCTGACGCTTTGAATGAGTTTTACAGACAGTTTCCAAGATCAGAGTCTCACGCTTTTAGAGATGAAAGCAAACAGTCTCTATTTAATTTAACTAAAATATACCAGCAAATTGACTACAATGATTCTTTAATTACCGCCAGACACGTAACTCAAGGATCTTTTTCTTGGGAAAACGGAATTAAAGATACCAGGGTTATTTGGTCACCTAATAAAAGAGGAAGATTTTTTGTAACTTGGTTACCAGAAAAAGCATTGCAAAATAATGTTATAACAAGAAATGGATTAAAATACCCAGGGAATGAACACGTAGGTACATTTGGGTGTGATTCATACGACATATCAGGTGTTGTTGTTGGGAAAGGATCTAATGGTTCTTTACATGGATTAACAAAATTTAATATGGATAACGCTCCAAGCAATGAGTTTTTTTTAGAATACATAGCTCGTCCTCAAACTGCTGAGTTGTTTTTTGAAGATGTTTTAATGGCTATGGTGTTTTATGGAATGCCTATTTTGTGTGAGAATAATAAACCTCGTTTATTGTATCATTTAAAAAACAGAGGGTATAGACAATTTAGTTTAAACAGGCCTGATAAGAGATTTAACAAGTTGTCTAAAACAGAAAAAGAATTAGGAGGAATACCAAATTCAAGTGAAGACGTAAAGCAATCTCACGCTTCCGCTATAGAATCTTACATCGAAAAGTATGTTGGATTAGATATGGAGGGTTCGTACAGAGATAAAGATGATATGGGTATAATGCATTTTCAAAGAACTTTAGAGGATTGGGCTAAGTTTGATATAAGTAACAGAACTAAATTTGATGCGTCTATTAGTTCTGGTTTAGCTGTAATGGCAAATCAAAAACACCTATACACTCCGTCTAAACAAAAATCGAAAATAAGCATTAACTTTGCAAGATATAATAACACAGCTTCGGTTAGTCAATTAATTAATAAATGAAAGATGTAAAAATACAAGTTAACTCAGCTGCTTTTCCTGATCAATTTGAATCAGATTCTGTTAAAGATACAATGGAGTTTGGCTTACAGGTAGGTCAAGCAATTCAGTATGAGTGGTTTAGAAAGGATAGTGGTTCGTGTAGGTTTTATAATCAATGGGCTGACTTTAATAGGCTAAGGCTGTACGCAAGAGGAGAACAATCTATAGCTAAATATAAAAATGAAATATCAGTAGATGGAGATTTAAGTCACTTAAATTTGGATTGGACTCCAGTTCCTATAATACCTAAGTTTGTAGACATAGTTGTAAATGGAATGTCTGATAGGCTTTTTAAAATAAAAACTTATGCTCAGGATGCTATGTCTGCTGAAAAACGTAGTATTTTTCAAGACATGGTTCAGGCCGATATGGTAGCAGCACCAGTATTAAGACAGTTAGAAAAAGATTTTGAAATACCTGTTTTTAGTGTTGCTGAAGAAGAGCTTCCTGGAAGTGATGAAGAGCTTGAGTTATATATGCAAATGAAGTATAAACCAGCTATTGAGATTGCTCAAGAAGTTGGAATAAATACTTTGTTAGATGAAAATCATTACCAAGATATAAGGAAAAGAGTTGATTACGATCAAACTGTTTTAGGTATAGGGATTTGTAAACATATGTTTTTACCTGGAACTGGGGTTAAAGTTGATTATGTAGATCCAGCAAATGTAGTTTATAGCTATACTGAAGATCCTTATTTTAAAGATAATTTTTATTGGGGAGAAATAAAAACAGTTCCCATTGGAGAACTAATTAAAATAGATCCAGACTTAACTCTTTCTGATTTAGATGAAATTTCTAAATACAGTCAATCTTGGTATCAATATTATAATAACGCTCAAGCTTATAATAATAGTATGTTTCACAGAGATACTGCTACATTATTATACTTTAACTACAAGTCTACTCACTCTTTTGTTTACAAAAAGAAAAAAATGACAGATGGAAGTTTTAAAACTGTAGAGAAAGACGATCAATTTAATCCTCCTGTTGAAATGCAACAAGAAGGTAAGTTTGAAAAAGTTACAAAAAGAATTGATGTTTGGTATGATGGAGTAATGGTTATGGGTACTAATATAATGCTTCAGTGGAAACTAAGTGAAAATATGGTTAGACCTAAATCAGCCAATCAATATGCAAGACCAAACTACATAGCTTGCGCTCCAAGAATGTATAAAGGTTCTGTAGAATCTTTAGTAAGAAGAATGATTCCTTTTGCTGATTTAATTCAAATGACTCATTTAAAAATACAGCAGGTTGTTTCGAGAGTAGTTCCTGATGGAGTTTTTATTGATGCCGATGGTTTAAATGAAGTAGACTTAGGAACTGGAAATGCTTATAATCCAGAAGACGCTTTAAGGCTTTACTTTCAGACAGGTAGTGTTATTGGTAGGAGTTTTACTCAAGATGGAGAGTTTAACAATGCTAAAGTACCTATAAGTCAGTTAACCGCTTCAAGCGGTGCAAGTAAAATGCAAATGCTTCTTGGTAATTATAATCATTATTTAGATATGATCAGAGCAGTTACTGGACTTAACGAAGCTCGTGATGGTTCAAGTCCAGATCCCAACTCTTTAGTTGGCGTAAATAAATTAGCAGCATTAAATTCTAATACAGCAACAAGACATATTTTACAAGCAAGTTTATATATGACTCGAAGTTTAGCGGAATGCTTATCAATAAGAATGGCGGATATATTAGAATATGCTGATTTTAAAGATGAGTTTGCTATGCAAATTGGTAAATATAACTTACAGATTATTGATGAAATAAAAAATCTTTATTTATATGATTTTGGAATATTTATAGAAATGTCTCCAGATGAAGAAGAAAAAGCCATGTTAGAGCAAAATATACAAATGGCTTTATCTCAAGGAAATATAAGTTTAGAAGACGCTATTGATATTAGAGAGATACATAATTTAAAAATGGCTAATCAATTACTGAAACTAAAACGTAAACAAAAAGAAGAAAGAGAACAGCAGCAAGCAATGCAGCAACAAGAAATGCAGGCTCAACAGCAAATGCAGGCTCAAGAAGCTGCGGCTCAACAACAAATGCAAATAACTCAACAAACAGCTGCTACTAAAATGGAGACAATGACTGCTGAAGCTCAAATGTCAATTCAAAAAATGCAGATGGAAGCTCAATTAAAAACTAAATTAATGGAAGTTGAGTTTAATTATCAAATGCAATTAAAAGGAGTTGAGCAGTCACAAATAGATGAAAGAGAAAAAAGTAGAGAGTCTGAAAAAAATAAAAGAATAAACCAACAATCTTCTAATCAATCTAAAATGATTGAACAACGAAAACGTAATTTACCTTCTATTAATTTTGAATCAAATGAAGATAGTTTAGATGGTTTTGACTTCTCTGAATTTAACCCAAGATAAGTAAAGTAAAGAAGGTTTTTTAATATTTAAAACCGACTAAAATATAATCAAAATAAATACTAACTTTGTTAAAAATAAAATCAAATGGAATTTAAAGTAAAAGAAGTAACAAAAGAAGAAAAATCTCGTGTTGAAGTAGAAAGCGAATTGCTAAAAAAACACGAAGAAAAATTTGAAGACTCAGGTGAGGAAAAAGTTGTTGTAGATAAAGTTAATTTATCTGAAGACGCTTCAGAAGTTAAATCTTCAGGGCCAGAGACTAAAGAAGTTATTGAAGAAGATAAAGTGTCAGAAATAAATGACACTGATGTTCTTTCATATATTAAAAATAGATACGACAAAGACATAAAATCTGTTGATGATTTGTTTGCGGAAAAAGAGGCAAACTTAGATTTACCAGAAGATGTGTCAGCGTATTTTAAGTACAAGCAGGAAACTGGTCGTGGAATTGAAGATTTTTATAATTTACAAAAAGACTTTGACTCTATGGATGATAATGCTGTACTGGCTAACTACTATTCATCTGTCGAAGAAGGTTTAGATGAAATAGATATTCAAGATTTGATCGAAGACAAATTTAGTTATGACGAAGAACTGGATGAGGCGAGAGAAATTAAGAAGTTGAAGTTAGCAAAAAAACGTGAACTTGCTAAGGCAAAGAAGTTTTTAAATGAACAAAAAGATAAATATAATATTCCTCTTGAGTCAAGTGGGGGTGGGTTATCTGAAGATCAAGAAAAAAGTCTTAATGCTTATAAGAGTTACATCGAAGAATCTAAAAGTTTAGAAGAAGCAAACAGTAAAAAAGCTGAGTTTTTTGTTCAAAAAACAAATGATGTTTTTAACAGTGATTTCAAAGGTTTTGATTTCAATGTATCGGATACTAAACTAACTTTTAAGCCAGGAACTGCGGAAGAATTAAAAAACAAACAATCTAATGTTGGTAATTTTATTAGTCAATATGTAGGTAAAGATGGATTAATTACTGACGCTATAGGTTACCATAAAGCTTTATCGGTAGCTATGAATCCTGATAAATTTGCTCAATACTTTTATGATCAGGGTGTTGCTAACGCTGTAGATAATGTTTCAAGAAAATCTAAAAACATTAATATGGATATTAGACAACAATCTCAAACAGTCTCAAAAGACGGAATGAAAATACGCCCAGTGAGTAATAGTAAAAACGAACACGGAAGAGGACTCAAAATTAGAAGTATTAAAAAAAGTTAAACAATTAAAAATTTAAAAAAATGGCAGTAAATTTGACACCAGGATTTGACTTGCAGCCAAGTGCGCAGCAAACTCCTTTATCAACAAACTACATAAACAACTTTGATTTCTTGAACCAGTATCTACCTGATACTTATGAAAAGGAATTTGAGCGTTATGGAAACAGATCAGTAGCATCATTCTTGAGAATGGTAGGTGCTGAAATGCCTTCTAACTCTGACCTTATTAAATGGGCAGAACAAGGAAGATTACACACTAAATATCAAAACTGTACTTCAGCATCAGCAGCAGGAGCTGTAGATGGCGTATGGACTATTCCAGGAGTTGGAGCAGCACCAGGCGCAGGAGCTAACAATCCAGCAAACTTTAACCCACAGTTAAATGCTAACTCTGGAATTTTAGCTTCATTAAGAGTTGGACAAACAGTTATGATTTCTGACAACACACCAGGATCTACTTTACAAAACAAAGCAATTGTAAAAATAGCTCCAACACCAGCAGCACCAGGAACTTTTACTGTAGCGTATTACGAAGCAGGAGGTCAAGCAATGTTAGCAGCAACATCATGTGATATCTTTATCTATGGTTCTGAATTTGCAAAAGGAACTAATGGAATGGTAGGATCTAATGAAGCTGATGACTTTATTTTTGACAACAAGCCAATTATTATCAAAGACAAATATACTGTTTCTGGTTCTGATATGGCTCAGATTGGATGGATTGAAGTAACAGGTGAAGACGGAGTAAGCGGATACTTATGGTATTTAAAGTCTGAACACGATACAAGATTACGTTTTGAAGATTACTTAGAGACAGCAATGGTGGAAGCAGTTCCAGCAGACGCAGCTTCAGGTGCAGCAGATTTCTTACAAGGTGTAGGAGTAGGTGCAGGTGCAGCTAATCTTTCAGGATCTGACGGAATTTTCTATAGTGTATCAACAAGAGGTAATGTTTTCGGAGGTGGAAACCCAGTTGCATTAGCTCAGTTTGATCAAGTAATTCAACGTCTTGATAAGCAAGGTTCTATTGAAGAAAATGTAATCTTTGTAAACAGACAATTCTCATTTGATATTGACGATATGTTAGCAGCACAAAACTCTTATGGAGCAGGTGGTACTTCTTATGGTTTATTTGACAATGATAAAGACATGGCTTTAAACTTAGGTTTCACAGGATTCCGTAGAGGATATGACTTTTACAAGTCTGACTGGAAATACTTAAACGATCCTACAATGAGAGGTGGTGTAAACGCAGGGGCAATCAATGGACTATTAGTTCCAGCTGGTTCAACTACAGTTTATGACCAAATCTTAGGAAAGAACGCTAAACGTCCTTTCTTACACGTTCGTTATAGAGCTTCTGAAACTGAAGATAGACGTTACAAAACTTGGATTACTGGTTCTGCTGGTGGCGCAAGAAATAGCGATCTTGATGCGATGGAAGTAAACTTCTTGAGTGAAAGAGCTGTATGTACTTTAGGTGCAAACAACTTCTTCTTATTCCAAGATGCATAGTAAATAGTAGTAATAGTTACCCTCGTTGTATTGACGAGGGTAATTATTATTTTTTTTAAATCAAATTAAATTATATTATAATGGCAAAACAAAAAGAAAAGTACGAAAACAAAGCCTATAGGCTTACAGGTAACCAACATCCACTTTCATATATGTTGGCATCACGACACTCAAGTAGATCTCCTTTATTACATTTTGATGACGAACAAGGTATTAACAGGCCTTTACGTTATGCTCGTAATCAAAAATCTCCTTTTGAAGATGAACAAGATGGAAACGCTATTTTAGAGCCAATCGTTTTTGAAGACGGAATGCTTATAGTGGAAAAACAAAATCAATCTTTACAAAAGTTCTTACATTATCACCCAAGTAACGGAATGGTATTTGAGGAAATAAACAGCTCAAAAGATGCAGCTGAAGAGTTAGAATATGTAGAGGCAGAGTTAGAAGCTCAAATAGAAGCTAAAAAAATAACATCTGATATTCACAAGCTAACATCAGTTTGTAGAGTTTTAATGGGGAATGGAGTAGATAATATGACTGTTCCAGAATTAAAAAGAGACATTCTTTTATATGCAAAAGCAAGACCAGAAGATTTTATGGCTACAATAAATGATCCAATGTTAGAACTAATGGATACTATTCATCAGTTTGTAATGGCTGGTTTTATTGCTTACAGAAACAACAATAAAGATGTTTACTATAACTTACCTAATAATAAAAAGAAAATGCTTACAGTTCCTTATGGAGAAGATCCAAACTATATTATTGGTTCTTTCTTGCAATCAGATGAAGGTGTTGAAGTTTATAAACTTTTAAAGAATAAGTTAAAAAATAAAAAGTAATAACTACTAACTAACGAAAAATTAGCTGCCTAAAAAGGTGGCTTTTTTTTTGCTATCTTTGTACTTTATTAACCCATTAAAAACTTTTTATAAAATGGCAAAATTTCTTAAAATTACAAATGCTCCAATTACAGGTCAACTAATTAGTGTTGACGGAGTTAAAGCTCTTGCTACTGCATCAGCTACAGCGGTAACTGTAACAATTGATTATGTTGACGGAACTACAACTACAGTAACAACAGCAGCTCAAGTTGCTCACGATGTTTATGATGCTATCATGGACGGAATGGAACAAGCTTTAGCTACATCTTGGCAAAAACCTTACTATGAGGTTTTATTACCAAAAGCTGTTACAAGTATTGTTAATGCTTAATAAGCAAATTAACTAACCAATACCTTAAGAGGCTACAAAAAAAAGTAGCCTCTTTTTTTTTGCTATCTTTGTAAAAAGAATTAATTATGCCTATAAATGAAGTACGAAATACCGTATTAGCCTTAGCCAATAAAAATAATTATGGATACATATCTCCAGCAGATTTTAATCTGTATGCTCAACAAGCTCAAATGGATATGTTTGAAGATTATTTTTATCAATATAATAATCAATTATTAAAAGAAAACTTAAGACAATCAGGATCTGGTTATGCTGATATATCAAAGGGTTTAGTTGAAGTTATTGATACATTTTATGTAAATACTCCGTTATTTAATGCTGCTACAACTCAATTAGGAAACATTCAAAGTAATTTATATACATTGCCAGCTGACTATTATTTAATTAATAAGATGATGGTCTTTACTAAAGAATTAGCGGCAGGAGTAACAACTTCGACCAATGGCGGTTCTACAGCGGTAAACGACACTACAGCAGACTTTATTGTGGCTGGAGTGGCTGTTGGAGATATAGTTTCTACTATTACAGGAGGAGTGGTTTATAACACCACTGTTTCACGAGTAGTTAGTGCAACTAATATTTTAGTGTTTCCAACGTTTGGAACATCCGTATGGAATAATATAGGAAAAACTTATAACATCTATTCAGCTAATAATATTATTGAAGCAGAAAGGGTAGCGCAAAGTAAAATAACAATGTTAAATAATTCTATTTTAACAAAACCAAATATTAGTTATCCTGCATATACACAAAATGCATTAGTTGCAGAAGCTTTTCCAATTACAATAAATAAAATTGGTCAATTAACTTCTCAGTACGTTAGATATCCTTTAACACCAAACTGGACTTATGCTTCTTTGGTGGGTGGAGAACCTTTATTTGATGGAGACCAAGCTGATTATCAAGATTTTGAATTACCACTTTCTGACGAACCTATGCTTGTTGCTAAAATATGTCAATATGTAGGTCTTGAAATACGAGAGGCTGATGTATTAGCTTTTGGTCAAAATTTAGAAATAACTGAAAACCAACAACAATCATAATTATGGCATATATAAACGATTACGCATATTATCAAAATTCAGGAAATAATCCTACCGATGCTAACTGGGGTTCTTATCAGTTTGTTTCTTTGTCAGATATAGTTAACAACTTTATGTTAATGTATCAAGGAAATCATGAGCTTATAAATAATATAGAAAGATACCAAGTTTTATTTCACGCAAAAAGAGGAATACAAGAGTTGAATTATGACGCAATGAAGGAAATAAAAATTCTTCAATTAGACGTTACTAATCAATTACGATTTGTACTACCTCCTGACTATGTAAACTGGGTTAGAATTTCTCAAATGGTAAATGGTATTTTACATCCTTTATCAGAAAACATTCAAACTAATTGGTCTTCAGCATATCTTCAAGACAATAATTCTAATATTTTATTTGATCAAGATGGAAATGCTTTAAGTCCTCAAGAGTCTGAGGTTAGCTTAAATCAGATGTCGACAACAGCTCCAAGTATTTACTTAAATTCAGGTAGTCCGTATAACGGATCTGAAGGGTGGAATATAAATGGAGTATGGTGTTTTAATTATTCTATTGGATCTCGTTTTGGGTTAAACACTGAAACAGCTAATTCTAATCCAACTTTTACTATTGATAAGCAATCAGGAGTTATAAACTTCAGTAATATGATAGCCTCTTCTTCAGTTGTTTTAGAATATGTATCTGACGGAATGGAAAATGGTGTTGATACTGACGTTCACGTAAATAAACTATTTGAACAATACATATATGCATATATTAGATACTCTATATTAAACGGAAGAGTTGGTGTAACAGAGTATGTCGTTAATAGAGCGAGAAAAGATAAATCTTCTTTATTAAGAAACGCAAAAATAAGATTAAGCAATATACATCCTGGTAGACTATTAATGAATTTACGAGGCCAGAATAAATGGATAAAATAATATGGGGAAGTCTGAAATAGTTACAACTAATTTTATTGCAGGTAGAATGAATAAATCCATAGACGAACGATTGCTTCCTCCTGGGGAGTATATTGACGCTATGAATGTTCGCTTAGGATCTACAGAAACAACTGAAATAGGCGCTGTTGAAAACTCAAGAGGTAATGAACAGCTTACTTCAGTTAGTTTTGAGGGAACTTTTTTATCCTCAACTGCGGTATGCATAGGGGCTTATGAAGATGGTATGAGGGAAAATATTTATTGGTTTATACACGATGCAAATTTTTCTGCAAAAATTGGAGGTATTGACTTAATAGTTTCCTTTAACACTCAAAATCAAGTTGTTAGATACCATGTGGTTTCTACTTCAGTATTAAATTTTGATCCTGAGTATTTAATAACCGCAGTTGATTTAGTAGATGGAGAGTTGTTGTTTTTTACAGATGACAAAAATCCTCCACGAATGATAAATATAGGTAGAAACTATCCTTTTCCAGTGGGAAATACAGATCAAATTGTTGAAGAAGACATATCTGTAATAGTTAAACCTCCTGGTTTTGAAGATGTAGTTGGATCAAATGTAAATTTAGCTGCTCCATTAGTTCAACTTGTAAATCTACCAGGTAATGAAAATTATTTAAAAGAACGATTTGTTTGTTTTGCTTATAGATATAGATATCAGGATAATCAATATAGCGCTACTTCATTATTTACAAAACCAGCTTTTGCAGCAAGCACGTTTGTTTTTGACACAAGAAATTATTTAAATGGCGGAATGGTTAATAGGTATAACGGAGCAGTTATAACTTTTAATACTGGTAGTGAGCGTGTTTTAGAAATTGACTTGCTTTATAAAGAAACAACGTCAAACTCAATTTTTGTAATAGAGAGATTTAAAAAACAAGATTATGGGTGGGCAGATAATACATCTAAAACTTACTCTTTTACAAATAGTAAAATATACACAACAATAGGTGGAGATGAGTTATTAAGACAATACGACAATGTTCCAAGATTAGCAAAAGCTCAAACAATTATGAGTAATAGATTGTTTTACGGAAACTTTGTAGATGGATATAACTTTAGAAGAAATAGTGCTGAAGGTTCAAATATTGCTTTAAATTATTCAACTACCTACATTTCTAAAAATGTAGATTTTATAACTTTAGAAATTCCAGAGCCTGGGAATGGAAGCGCTTATACTATTTCTGGAACAACTGAAAATATAAATAACAGTAAAATTACTGTAAACTTAGCTGAAATTTCAAACAAACTAAAAGTAGGTGCTGTATTAGGTCTGTCTTTTAGGCTTGAACACGCTAAATTAACAGGAACAACCACTACTGATTGTTACGAAGATAATGAAGAGTTTAAAAACGCAAGTTTTCCGCTAACAATATCTATTACATTAAGTGAAGATTATTCTTCTGTTTACGATTTTTTAAGTTCAGCTCAGTTTCAAGACGCGATAGGTACAGGTATATTGTCGGATGGTAGATTTAAAACTTTACCATTAGCAGACACAGGAAGTTCTTTAACGGATTTATTTAATAATACTTTAACTTCTCCAGCAATAAACTGTACATTTACTAAGTTTAATAGTAGTATAACAGACGCAACTGCACAGCAAGGGTTTGCATTAACTGCGGTAGTCCCAGGATCTGATACATTTGAGTTGCAGGTACTTGCAATGAATTATCAAGCCATAGATGTTACAGATCCAAATGCTCCGATAACAACAAATATGTTTGAGTTTTTTAGATTTATTTCTGGAAACATTACGTTTAGCTCAGACAATGACACTACAAGCTTACATAGTAACAGAGATTATGAAACAGGAATTGTTTATATGGACGAGTATGCTCGTGCCTCTACAGTGTTGGTTTCTGAATATAACACAGTTTATATTGAGCCAGCAAATTCAGTTAGTGTAAATAGCATTTTAGTTCAAGTAAATAGCGTAGCTCCTTATTGGGCTAAAAAATATAAATTCGTTGTAAAGCCAAGTTTAGGTACTTATGAGACTATATTTACAAATTTCTATTATGTAAGACCAAGTGATAACATGATTTTCTTTAAATTAGAAGGTGATAACGCTAATAAGGTTACAAAGGGACAAACGCTAATAGTAAAAGGAGATGTAGATGGAGCTTTACCAAGGGTAGAGAAAGTTACTGTCTTAGATGTAACTGCAGAGTCTACAGATTTCTTACAAGAAGCTGGGGAAATTGGTTTTGAAGATATAAGTCAATTACCAGGACTATATATGAATGTTAAAAATCAAAATTTTAATGTTACAATTCCTGACGATTCGGTTATAGATTACGGAGAACAAAAAGCTTCTACATCCGCTGATGGTTGTTCATCGAAAAGGCAAGTAGGATATCCTTGTTTTACTACAGAGTATGATTCTACCACAGGAGCTGTAGTTTCTACAACAAACTATACTGTTCCAGGTGGTTCTGTTATAAAATTAAAATTTAAAGCTCAAAGATCTTCAACTGGTTTTCCAGGTGGAGCGCCAGAATATACTTGGGAATGGGAACAGCAATTTGTTGCAAGTAGAGATTACCCAGATTTAAAAAGATGGTATGATGGAGATAATGTAAATGTGCTGTTGGCTTCACCAGGAAATGTAAATGGTTTTGGTGCTGATGATGTTATTGCTACTTATGATGCTGGATATGTAAACGCTTCAATACCTGACAGTGGGTTTCCTCCGTTTGTTACAGGTAATATTTATGGCTTTGCTGGTAATCTTCCATGTGAAAGATTTAGAATAAGACTTGGTTTTGTTCAAGATGTTCCAGCTGATGATAGTTCTCCATTGTATTTTGGTATAAATAGTGGTGTTCCTGGGGCAAACAGGTCTTTTGCTTCTGACAGAAAATCAAGTATATCTGCTGACATCGTTGTATTTAGAGCTAATACGTTGATGATTTTTGAATCAGAGCCTTTAGACGCAAGTCCAGATTTATATTATGATGCAAGTGAAATGTATGACATTGACGCTAATTATAATCATTTATCAGGAACAGGAGATTTTGATCAAAACCAAACTTCTTCGCAAGATGCAGTTGTTGAGTTAAATTTTTCTGATGTTTACACATTTGGAAATGGTGTTGAGAGCTATAAGATTAAAGATAGATTAGCTGCTAAAAGTTTTCAGTTAGGAGAAAGAACATTATCTGTTTCTAATCAAGATTATAAAGAAACTGATAGGTTTGAAGGAATGACCTATAGCGGTGTTTATAGTAGTAATTCTGGAACAAACAACTTAAATGAATTTAATTTAGGTTTAGTAAACTTTAAGGATTTAGAAACTTCTTATGGGCCTATTCAAAAAATGCACGCTCGTAAAACAGATATATTAGTTTTGCAAGAGGATAAAATTTCATATGTTTTAGCAAGTAAAAACCAATTAACCGACTCAACTGGTGGCGGTGTGGTTACTTCAGTTCCTCAAATATTAGGAACTCAAATTGCTCGTATTGAAGAGTATGGAATTAGTTTTAATCCTGAAAGTTTTATAACTCATGGGTTTGATACTTATTTTACAGATTCAAAAAGAGGGGCTGTTTTAATGCTATCAGGAGGCGCTTCGGAAGGAGGTGGTGGAGAAAGCTTAACTGTAATCTCCGAGTCTGGTATGAGATCTTTTTTTAGAGATGAGTTTTATGAAAATCTAAATAATCAAAAATTAGGAGCGTTTGATCCTTATATGGATGAATACGTCTTAGCGATGAATGATAAGCCAGTTCCTATACCTCCGCAGGTAGTCCCATGTGGTACATCTGTTACTAAAAACGGATTACAAGTTGGTACAGCTTTTTCTTCTACAGTAAATTTTGGAAATGTAATTGGAGATGTACTAATTGGATATAGTGTAACTTCAGGAAGTATTACAATTTCTGTATTATGGAATGGAACTACAGTTACAAGTGGTGCTTTAACTGGCTCAGGATCTTATACCTGGAGTAAGTCTTTAAACACTCCAAGTAATGCAGTTGTAACTGTAAACGCTGTTGGCTCTTCTTCAAGTTTTACAGTAGACTACAACTGTCCTGAGCAAGTAAACATAACTGTTGTAAAAGTTGTTATGAACTCGGCTGTGGATGCTGACAAATATATTCATGCAGAATATTTTTGGGAAAACACAACAACTATAAGTCCAATTGATAGTGATTTATGTCAGTTTGGTAATTCTCATTTAATTGCGTCTACTTATGATCCTCAAGTTGGAATAAGGTCTTTAGGGGTATTTCCAAATGATGGAGTAGATTTAACCATAAGATCTAATAAAATTAATTTTGATGATTATGACTGGGGTTATCCTGATGATAATTTTAAATACTTATCAAGCAACACATTATATCAAAACAACCAATCAGATATAGCAGCCTTATTAGCTGCAGCTGCCACTATACCAAATGGAAGTGTTGTTGAGGCGTCAGAAGGACTATATGAGGCTACATTAAGCTCTTTGTCTATACCTGTTAATAATCAATATTTATATTTGATATACGACTACAGAACGACATCGTGTCAACAGTTTTGTTATGACGCAACTGTTGCTGATCAGGCTTGTTGTGATTGTTCATTTACTTGTGTTTCTTTTTTAGCAAGCACAAATCAGTCATTGCAAGACGTATGTAATCAACCATTGTCTCAAACATACTATCATACTGGATCAGGAACATATCCTGCTTTAAATGATTTTGTTTATTCATCTTCTGCTTGTAACAGTAGTCAAGCAGTGCCTTTAACAGCAGGGTATTATAAGTCAGAACCAACTAAATATATTAGAGTACAATCAAATGGGTTAGTAATAGAATTAGTAACTTGCCCTTAAATAAATAAAACTATGGCAACATTAGGAACATATTGTTTCGATGGCGTAAATTTTTCGTCAGCAACATCTTTATATACAGATTCTTCATTAAGCACTTTAGCTGCTGATGGTTATTATGGCCAAGGCTTAATAGTTAGACAGCAGTTAAACGGAATATTACTTAATGCTCAACCATGTAGTGCGTGTTTAGTTCCTTGTGGCTCAGGTCTTTCTGCTCAAATAGATGATCAAAATGGAGTGTTTGATGCTAATATTGATTTAGCTAATGATTTAGGAGCGGTAGTAATACGATGTTGGATGGGAGGCTCTATACCTGATGGTATAATTGCTACATGGAATAGTCTTACAACAAATAGATTAACCGCAGCAGATAATCATAATGGAGTTGTATTGCTTAATGGAGCGAGCGTACAAGTAGATTATGCTGGTATTGGAAACCAAGGAACAGGACTACCTACTTATGTGGGTAATCAAAACGCAGGTTTATTAACCAACAGTCCTTACAATAGCGCTGGATCTTGTCCAACTCAAGGGACTTCTCCGTCAAATTTTTCTTTAGTGTCTGGAACGTATGTAGACCAGGGGACTACTCAAAATGTTACAATTGCTTCTGATGCCATAGGTTATAGTTCTGATGCAAGCACTATACCATCTCCTGTATTTACAATGGTTGTTCCTAAAACATCTGTTACTCCAACAATTTTAAATTTAAAATTATTTGCACCACTTTGCGGTACTGCATTTAATTGGGAGATAGATTGTCCTGTGGCGTTACCATCTTTTACAGGCTCACCCCTTCAAGGAGGAGTTGGTTGTTTTACTCCAAATACAACTTATTATTTTGTAAGGAATGCAATTGGAACAAGTGTGCCTTATACTGTGAGAACTAATGCGTTGCCAGAGATAGGTAATTTTGTTTTTACAGTATCTGATGGTTCAGTGTACCTAAATGACACCGCCACACTTCAATACGTTATAATAGGAAATCCTGGGCCATCTGGAACAACTGCTTTAGGAATAAGAAATGGAGTTGTTGTATCTTCAGGGCCTTGTAATCCAACTTAAAAAATAAAAATATATGGCAAATAAAACATTAACATACAATAAAGATTCTTCTTCACTACCAAGGTTTGGAGGACAAGGAGGGTGGCCTTCTTTTTATTCTTTTTTTCCTGACTTTATGATAGGAATGAATAGTTTTTTTTACAGCTTTAAAGGAGGTAATTTATGGAGGCACAATACTAATCCTTTACGAAACACTTATTACGGACTATTTACAGAATCTTCTATAAAAAGCGTTTTTAATCCTGAGCCGACTTTATCTATTAAGTTATTTAAAACTTTATCTTATGAGTCAACAACAACAGTAGCGGATACAAATGAAGCTCGATGGGCTTGTACATCTCTTCAAACAGACCTAACAGATGGTATACCAGGATCAATGCTTGATACTTATTTTGTGCAAAAAGAAGGTGAATGGTTTAGTTTTTTAAGAACTAATTCAGGCACTGTTAATTGGCAAATGAGATCAGCAAATGGTGTAGGTGTATGTACAGCAGTTAGTGGAACAGCAGGTGCTACTTTAATTGAGTTTGCAGGAGCTATTGGATCTATATTAAATATCGGAGATAATGTATATAGAGCAACCTTGGTAAATGGTGTAGCTACTGCGGCTCCAGATTTTGTAGGACAGGTAACAGCTAAAACAAGCACAAGTATTACTGTAAATACAGCGGTGGTAGGAGGTTCTACTCCACAAGTTGGACAGTTTATTATGTTTATTAAAAATGCCACAGCTGAGTCTCATGGAGCAAGAGGTTATTACTTAGAGTTTGAGTTAAAAAACGACTCAACATCACCAGTTGAACTCTTTTCAGTAGGGAGTAGCGTGATGAAAAGTTTTCCATAAAATTTACTATCTTTGTTGTAAATGAAATTAAATATACGACCATTAGAAGTAAGCGACTATGACAATATACTTGTAGGTTGGTGGGCGGACTGGAGATGGACAGCTCCATCAAGAGACTTTCTTCCTGAAAATGGTACAGGAGGTTATATAGTATACGACCAGGATACGCCTATATGTGCAGGATTTATGTACACAACTAACTCTACAGCAGTGTGGTGTGATTGGATAATATCTAATTTGCATTACAAAGATAGGAATAAAAGAAAAGAGGCCTTAGCTTTATTAGTTGGAACTATTACCAAGCAAGCTGAAGATCTGAATAAAAAATATGTATATGCTTTAATTAAAAATAAACCTTTAATTAACGTATATAAAAAAATAGGATATGAAGAAGCTTCTACGTATTCTATTGAAATGATTAAAAAAATATAATATGGCAGTAACAACAGCAGCAGTAGTAGGGGTAGCGGCTTCGGCAGGAGGAGCGATAAACTCCTTTAGTCAATCTGCAAAACAAGGAAGGATGGCTGAAAAGGCCGCGGCAGCTTCAAAAAAAGCTATGGCTGAGGCTAAAAAGAAAGCAGAAAAGAATTTTTACGCTGGGTTAAATGTTTCTACCGAAGCTTACGACAGGGCTTTTGAAAATAATTTACAAGCACAAACTCAAAACATACAAGCTCTTCAAGAGGGAGATCCTCGTAATTTAGCGGCTGGTGTGGGGTTAGTTCAGCAATCTTCTGATGCTGCTACTGAAACTACTCGTTTAGCTTTACAAAAAGATTTAGAGGCAAATGCAAAAATGAAAGCAGATGCTAAAGACGCTATTAATCAAGACTTAAAGCGTATGGATTTAGGTTATGCAAAAGATCAAGAGAAAGTTGCTCAAGAATCAGCAGCAGCTTCCGCGGCAGCTATGTCTCAAGGGATAAGTGGAGTGGTAAGTACAGTTGGTCAAGCAGCTCAATTAGCTCCTTTATTTGGATCTAAAAACATTACTGCTGCCGAGCAAACATACTTAGATAATTTAGCCGCAGCACAAGCAGCTGGTAAATAAAATATAAATAATGGCAAACGAATTTAGCAGACAAGAGTCGGTATCAGATTATGAAGTTTATCAAGGTCGTGAAGGATCTCAGTTAAACTTCGCTGAAGAAGCAGCAAAAATTACAACTGGTGTAAATGCTATAGCTACTGCAAGGGAGGGGAAGAAAGCAAAGATACAGGCAGATACAGACGATGTGATTGCTCAGTTAGAAAAAGCTGATTCTTTTCAAAACCAGACTTTAGGCCAAACAGTTTTGTTGGCTGCAAAAGGATTAAAAGAAACCCTTTTAATGCAGTCTCAGTTAATGAAGAAGGGTAAAATAAAACCTTCTGATTTTATGGCTACTCTTCAAACCGCTAAAGACGATATGGCTAACTGGGGTATTGCTGCTAAAGATTGGAATACAAAATACATTGCGTCTGAAGAAAGACAGAAGTTAGGCCCTAATGGTAAAATTATAGCTTCTGGAATGGAGACAGCTATTAAAGAATCTACTTTAGCTTTCAACAACTTAGACAATGTAGTTCCATTTACTTCAGCAACAGGTAATTCATATTTGGTTCGTTTAAATAAAGATGGAAGTATGCCTGAATGGGAAACACAGAGAGACGCATATCAAAGTTTTAATAATCTTAATAATTTATTATTATATCAAGATGATGGAGCAAAGTACGATGTAAGTACTATTGTTGCAAATGAAGTTAAAAATGTTGGTGCTTTTATTACATCTACTATTAGTGGATACACAGTAACTGATGGCGGTAATGTTGTTGTTACTCGTGAAGGAGCGAGAGAAATGCAAGATGCTTTGAAGGGAAAAGATGGTCAAACAAGATTTAACACCCTTGTTGAAACCATATCAGAAACTGTTATGGGAGATGAATTGTCTATTGCTAATATTTTAGTGGGTAGATCAGCAGGAGCAGATAGATATATTATTGCTCAAACAGAGCAAGAGTTTGTAAATAAAGGAGGTACGGATTTAAGTAAGTGGATTGAAGCTGATTATACCACTCAACCTCCAAGTGTTACATTGGTAGATGGTCAAGAAGATGCTGCCAAGCAATTTATAAAAGATGAAATCCTTACGCAGTTTGGTCAGTCAACTAAAAAAGCTAAAGGTCTTAGTGGGCAACAGCCAAATACAGCTGCTGTTACAGGCAATACTAAGGATGTTGATGATGCAGGCTATATATCTGAATTAAATGATGTGTTTACAAGTCCAAATGCTGCTTCATCAAAAGCTATTCTTAAGAGGCTTATTGATTCCAGAAATGCTGAAGCTACAAGGCCAGAAGATAAAATTATATCTTTTGATATTTTTGATTCAATGATTGTTGTAAAAAGAGGTGGAGGACAAGATGATCTTATTATAGATAGAGTATCCGATAGCGGTACTCCTGATAATCCAGCGACTCCTGAAGATGAGTCATTAGACATTCTTGATACTGAGACTGATATTATGTCAGCTATTGACATATTAACTCCAGGTAAGGGTTATAGCAGAGGAAGGGTTAGGGATTTAATTACATCTCAAAAAATAAATATAAAGGATCGTATAAATAGAGAATTAAAAACATCGGTATCGCAACCTCCTCTTAACGTGATAACTAACACGTCTACACTGCCTTCTGGTAAGACAGTTATAGCGACACTAACAGGTGTAATTGGGGATGATACCAAATGGAATACTGACAATACAGTTACAGATGTTATAGATGATCTTGTAGTTAACGCCATGGGTGGTGAGCTTAAAAGAGAGCTTTCAAAACAAGGTTTTGGTAGTCCAGAAACAGAGGTTGTTCAAGGTAATACAAGAGATGGGGATGGTAAAATTATAGATAATGGTGAAGAGTATTATTTAATAAAAATGGCTGGTAAAGAGACGTTTATTAGAGTTAGTGGTGGAGAAACAAAAACAAATATTGCAAACAACATAGTTGACGCGATTAATGAAGCTACTAAGTTAGTTAACAAGAAAAGAGAAAACAAAACTGTTCAGAGTTTTAAAATATGGAAACGATCAAATCCAGGTAAAACCTTTGCAGACTATAAAGCATGGCGTAAGACTCAGTAATAATAAATATTTATGGAATTATTAGACGATTTATTAGGATTATTAGAGGGTATTGTAGACGATAAAGAAACACTTCAGGGTATAATTGAATCCGAAGGATTAGAAGTCTTGTACGATCAAATTGATCCAGATGCATTTCCTACAATGGAAGGATATTTGTCTTATTTTGGTGAGCTTCAAAAAAAAAAAGAAGAAACTGGAGATACTTCTGTTATTTCTCCAGAGGAAAATACGGAGTCAAATACACAAACTCCTCAAGTGGAAGGAGCTGGATCTTCGGATTCTTCACCAACAACAGTTGATGTTCCTCAAGTAGACGTACCTCAAGTCGATGTAGATGAAACCAATATTAATGTTACACCAAATATTGAACAGGAAGAGCTTCCTGGTATATTAGATCCTACTTCTAATGCAAAGAAATTATATGAAATTGTAGATAATGAGATTGTTATTTTAGGTGAAGATGGAGTGCCTAAAAATGACAAGGAAGACGAAACTTGGCTTGAAGAAAGCTGGCTTGGTCAGGCAATGGATTGGGCGTTTGATGATGTTCCAATATTAGGAGTTCTTAGTGCTGATTTTTGGGGAGATATGTATCGTGCTATTGGTAACGGATACACCAAAGGTCAATCAGTAGATGACTCTATTGCTTTATTTGCAAAAGGAAAAAATATTTCAGATGAAGACTTGGCAGAATACATAGCTGCTGTTAAGAAATCAGAGAACGTAGCTGTTTCTGATGAGATGAAAAACTTTCAAAAAATTTATGATCAAAATGGAGGTGGTGTTCTTGGCTTTATTCTTGGCTTTGGATCGAATCTTTCAATAGCTCCAGAATTACTTATTGACTCACTTTCGTCTATGATTAACCCAGCCTCCGCAGCAGCGGCAGGAGCAGGTGCAGCAACTGGTGCAGCAGCAGGCGCAGCCTTAACAGCAGTGTCTGGCCCTGGTGCTTTATTTGGTACAGGAGCAGGCGCGATAGGTGGTGCTATGGGTGGAGCTTCGGCAGCTTTAGAATTTGGTATGTCTTATACTGAATTTATGAAAGAAGAAGTAGAGGCTAAGGGAGGTAAGTTTGACGCTGAAGGTATAAGAATGGTTTTAAATGATCCTGAAGCTCTTCAAAGTATTAGAAATAGAGCAGCAACGAGAGGTCTTGCTATAGGTATGATTGATGCTATGACAGCAGGTGTTGCTGGAAAAGCTATTGGAGCTACAGGAAAAGCTTTAGCAAAAGGAACAGCAAAAAAATTAGCTGCTGGAGGTAAAGGAACTGTTACCAGAGCCATGGTAAATAAAGGGATTGAGATATCAGCTGGTTTAGGTGTTGAGATTGTTGGAGGTAGTTTAGGTGAAGCAACTGCAAGAGCTTTAGCTGGTCAAAAAATGGACGTTGCTGAGATAGGTCTTGAAGGTTTTGCAGGTGCAGGTAATGCTCCTATATCTTTAGCAAGAGGTGTTTACACTACTCCAAGATATAACTTAAATGGTAACCTTGTTACCAAGGATTATATGTTGGCAACAATAGGAACTGCAACTCCAGATCAAATTGCTGGTATGAATATCGAGATAAAAAACGATAAAAAAATGCAGTCTGTAATAACGGACTTAAAAGCTACAAGTCAATTTGATGCAGACTTACAAGCTTTAGGTGTTCCTCCAGGGCCAGAAAGAGATGCTATTGTTAAATTAGAATTAGAAAAAAGCAAACTGCCTGATGCAAGGTCTGAGGCTACAAGGCAAAGAAGAAGTCTGATAGATCAACAAATAAATTTTCTTATAGGTGAATCATCTACTATAACAGAAACGGTAGAGATATCCAGGGACGGAAATACATTTACAGAGGTACTGTCTGTTTCCAGAGCTGAAGCAAGATCTAAATTAAAAGAAGAAGGAATAGAATCAGCAACAGAGGGGCAGGTTTCTGATATGCAGAAAGCCATGATGGAACAGCTTAAAAACTCTGATACACAAGCTGAAAAAGCAATTATTGCGGATCAAAAAATAGCTGATGACATAAAAAAAGAGGTGGAGCAAAGTATTACTGATCAAGAAGTTCAGGATAAAATAAACAAAGACACGTACACAGACAAAGAGTTTGATAACGCAAAACAATCATTAATAAAAGAGAAAGTAGATGCCATTCAAGAGTCAAGCACAACGCAGGTGGATGTACAAGAATCTTCCAGAGATGGCGAAGGAGTGGGAGAAGTCAACGTCCAAGAAGAAATTACCGAAGAAAGTCCAGCCGAAAATGAACAAGAGAGTTCCGAATCTGCCTCGCAAGAGGAAGCGGAAGTAGATAAACAGTCTCGATTAGATTCTGCTCCAAAAATATTTGGCAAGTCTCATACTGATAAAAAACTACCTTATGGATCGGCTGTTATATCTGACATTACAAGTCCAGACTCCAAAGGTGTACAAACAGCTACGTATAACAATCCTCAATCTGGAGAGTTAGATGTGGTTATAAGTAGTACTGGTGATTCTTCTAATTTTGTTGGATTCGTAAGAGTCTATGAAAATGGTAATCCTACTAATCAGTTTACTGCAAAAATGGAATCAACTGGTGGTGCTTTTAAAAATATGATTACCGAAGCAGAAAATTCTTTACCTCCTGGATCTGAAGTTATTGAGACCACAACTATCTCTGAAGGTGGTTTAAAAACATATAATAAGTCTAAAACTTTAACTGAAAAGGTAGATGCTGATGGTAATGTTGTTACTAAAACAACCAAGTATAGTGACGCAACAAAGCAGTCGGTAGAAGAAAAAGGCAATGAAGAGGCTTTTAAGGCTTTCCGAACTGATGACAAATCTAAGGCTGAAGCTGAGGTTGATAAAATTAAAAAAGCTTATCCAGGTATTGAGGTTAAAATAAAAAGACAAGGTTCTAAGAGGGGTAAAAAAACTTACTCTATAGATTTAGAACTACCTGTTTTAGTTAAAACTGAAAGCAAACCTAAAAGTTTTGAAACCATTCCTCCTTCTCAACGTAAAGGAGGTACTCAAAGATTTAGAGTTCCAGGAAGTCGTACAGTAGATGTTGAGGTTGATGCTGAAGGTAATTTTAGGACTGTTAATAGAAAAACAGGAAGACCTTTAAAAGAAAAACCTACACCAGCTATTCAGGAATATATCCTTGAAAATATTATAGATGTAAATGATGGCACTCCTTTACAGTTAGATGAGTCCACTAATTTAACACCAGAACAATATGTATCTGAAATTGCAGATAACTCTAATAACATAAAAGAAGTTGCTGAGACTATTGATTTGGAAAGAAAAAGATCAAAAGATCTTAGTAAATCAGAAAGGGAAGAAAATGCTGATCCTTTAAATATAGCGGAATTAAAAGGTAAAATAACTGAACAGCAATTTATAGATGCGAGTGACGTTAGTAATGTTACACCTAACATGAGACGTTTTTGGTTTGCTAAGAAACAAAAAAATATGTTTGGCAAGGAAACTGGACAAGATATTGATGCTGATGGATTAGATACTTTAGTAATGGAGCTTGATGGGTATACTCAGGAAAAAGAAAGCGAATATATACAGAAGGTTGTTGACTTTATAATAGAAAATGAGACTGGAAAAGTGAAGGTGCAGACTGGAAAATCTCTTGGGTTGGTGGATTTAGAAATTAAATTTGAAAATCTAACTGGTTTAAAACCAACAAAAAGAAATATAAATAAAGTATTATCTATTGATCCTAACAGAGAACCTTTAGTTGCTACTAATCAAAGAAACAAACAGTCAAACCAGAAAGCTGCTACTGAACCAGGGAAGTTTGGTAAAAAGAAAGGGCCTTCTCCTAAAAAAATTACAGGACAATCACAACCTAAGATTGAAGTTGATGAGGCATCTGCTTTAAAATCTCAAATAAAATTAGAAGCTAAAGCAGCGAAGAAATCTGAAACAGCATATAGAAAAGCCGCTAATAAAGTTGCTGCTTATATTACAGATATAAAAGCCAAAGGTAAAATATCAACAAGACAAGCAAAGCTTTTATTAGCGAAGACATTAAGAAGTAAATTAACAGATGCTAAACAAGTAGAGAAACTAAACACCTATCTGACAAAAGTAATGGGTGATGCTACTATTGCAGAGCGTTTATTTAATGCTAAAAAGAAACAGTCTCAGATTAATAAGAATATAAAAAAGGGATTAATTGGTTCTGAAAACATTGCTCTTGTAGAGGTTTTACAAGAATTAGGCAAGACTGATCTTAGTTCTATTCCTTTAAATAAATTAGATGCTTTTGAATCTTTAATGAATACCTATGGCGTCAAGCCGAAGAGAGGTGCTTTGAATATAAAAACAATAGGAGCAGATACTCAAATAGGTTTAGAAATATTAAATAGTCTTGAGCAAACAGAAAAAGTAGAGGTAGCTCCTAAGAAAAAGAAAAAAGCTAAAGAATATGATCTTGTAGAGGCTATAAAAGAAATACGAACAACAGAACCTAACTTAGAAGCTATTACGGATAAAGAATCTAAAGCAGTGGCTGATCTTATTCAAGATTTTACGAAAGAAGATATTGAAAGTTTAATTATTGAAAAAAAGGATGGAACTTTTGATTATTCTCAATTAGAGAAATTAAGAGGCGTGAAGCAAAATTTAGCACAAGGTATTGTAACACCTACTGCTATGAATTTATTAATAGAAGTTTTTAGCAATAGAGCTGCTAAGAAAGTATCTGTACCAATATCAAAGGTAACATTGAAGGGTATTATGTTAAACCTTAGAAACATAACCTCATCTATTAAAACTGCAATTACAAGCAATACTCCTTCTGGGAAAAATATTTTATTAGACAAAATCAGATCTGGGCCTGCTGCATATATTGATAATGCATTTGGAAATTTTAACAGTAAGACTATATACGAAAATACTTTTGGCAAGTTGGCTCAAGTTTATGAGAGATTTACTGTTGACACCAAAAAAGATTTTGCAAAAATAGAAGCTGCTGAAAGATTTTTAGAATATGATGGGAAAGGTTTAATTCGTAGAACATCCAGAGTAGGTAATAGCGCGAATAAAGTTGTAGCTAAAAAATATAAAATTAGACTACTTCAATTAGCCAGAGAGCATATATTAAATATTGACAAAAACGGAAAAGAAAACCCAGTAGCTCCTTCTGCAAAGAAAATGATAGACGCTACCCTAAAGTTTTTTAAAGACACAGAAGGTTATGAGAATGACTTTAAAATTCTTAATAAAATTGCTGAAGAGTTTACTGTAGATGGAGAAATTAGTTTAGATAAATTAGAAAAAAGTTTAACTCCTGGTGAGAAAAAAGCTTTAAAAATTTATGACGATGTCAATGCAAGTTTAGCATCAAAAGCTAAGTTTACATCCGCAGTATTGCGATCTAACAGAATTGATTTATTAAATGGATATTCTCACAGAATTGTTCTTAGTAATTCAAAAGATTCTGAAGTAGATGTAAAAGCAAAAGCAGATACATTTGCAAACGCCTCTACTAAAGGTGGTACAATGGTAGAGAGACAGAAAGGCGTTAGGCCAGTGAGTTTTGATCCTTCTCTTTCAGCACAAAGGGGTGTTCAAGAAACTAATTTAGATTACTACATGACACCTACAGTTCGTGAGGTTCAGAAGACTGCTAATAAGGTTTTAAAGAACATGGAGTCGGAAGGAAACGTTCCTTCAGTTAAGGCCGCTAAAGCTTTACAGAAGTCTCTTACCGAGATATTAAAAATAACTTTTACTGAGACTATGCGAGACGTTACTATTGCGGAAGAGGTTGCAAATAAAGTTAAGAGAACTGCTTATCAAGCTATATTAGCATCTGTAACAAGAATGGGTGCGGAGCTTGTTTCGAACATGAACTACATAGCCGCTAATCCAGAAGCAGCCGCTCGAGGTTTTACTAAATACGCTACTCTTTCTTTTTTAGGAAGAAAAAAAGGAGCAGATATATTAAACGCATTAGGTTCTACAGATACAACAAAGCTTTTTGATCCTAAAAGCATATCTTCTCGTATGACAGATATGAATAATTTTGCTCAGACATCTTCAAAATCACAAAGAGCAAGGAGTGCTTTTATGAATGTTATTGGTCAGCTTTTAAAGTTAGGGCCAAAACAAACTGCTGGCGCTATAGATACTTTGGCATCAGGAATGATACAAGCTCCAGATAAAGCATTATCAATACCAATGTGGTATGGTACTTTTTCTCTAACATTTAAAAATGAGACAGGTATAGATCTTTCTAAAAAAGATATGGAGGCTATTGGAGAGGGAACTTCTAAAATTCAGAATGAAGATGGAAGTATTAAGAAAGAATATAAGAAAGCGGTGGAGAGATCCACTCGTAAAGCTGATCAAATGGGGACTATGATTAGTAGTTCAAATAATCCATTTAAAGGAGTTATTAAAAACCAAAGTAGAACGTTTGGTAAATCTTCTGGGGGTTTATCTAATATGTATCGAACTGTGAATAAATTCATGGCAAGTTTTAGTTTGTTTGAATATGGTACTGTTCGTAATGCTATTGGAGCGTTATATAGAAGCGGTGATATGTCCAGGACTCAAGCATCCGCAGTTTTGCTTGCCGCAACAGCAAGGATGACTATGTATCCTATTTTGTATGGTGTTTTCTCACAAGGATTTGATGAACTTTTTACCAATGCAGAGGTTGAAGAAGATGAGTCTGATATTGAAGACATTATTATGCGTCAGACTGTTGGGACTATGTTGCAATTAATGACACGTAGAAGTATAGGTAATGTTCCTAACCTTTTACCTTCTTATGGTATTGAGAAATTTAATGAATTAATGCTTGGTGACTTTAGAGAAGGAGACTATAATCCTTTTAAACATTCAATAAGTTTCTCTCAGTTTAATGAAGATGATATTGCTAAGAAAGGTTTTAGTGCTACTATGTTAAAAATATTTGCTGGGCCAATGGGGCCGATAGTAAATACTGTTGAGCGTAGTGTAGCTTTATTATTAAGGTCTCAAAACAATAAAACCCAGGAGAGTCGTGATAAAAACATGGACGAACTTACAAGCAGAATGGCTTTAGAAGCTTTAGGAAATATGGGACTTATTCCATTTTATAAGGATGTAAGAAGGGTTGTTATGAAGGAAATGTTTGAGGATGGAGTTATACAACGAAGAGAGGTAAAAGCAAGAAAGGAACGTAAGAAATATATGGATTTCTTAAAAATTAATGATCCAAAGGAATATAGATACGAGCTACGTCAAGATAAACTCAAAGAGGCTGATAAAATTAGTTCAGGTGTAATTGGTGGAGGAGATGTTATAAAACAATAAATTAATGAGCTTCGATGAACATATGTGTATGCTTAATAGTTATCAGATTTTAACTGGTAAAAAAACGTATGAAGATATGTTGGATAGCGACAAAAATGTTTATTTAGTATTTAATCCTTCTATGCCTTTAGTTGCGATGAATGATGATGTTTATGATTTAGTTAGACTATATTTTGAAGCCAGGGAAGATTACGAAAAGTGCGCAGAGATACACTGGGCAAAGTGTAAGGCTAAAAGTTCTTAGAATAATTTTTACGCTCTGCCTCAAGCTTGTAATACAAAAAAGCTTGAAATCCATTTACGTGTGAGTCTGTTGGGAAAAAATACTTCCAACCTTTTGATCTACCTTTATTAATATAATAGAAAAAAGCAACAGCAACTTTACCTCCTGACTTAGAAAAATTTACACATGCGCTGTGGTCTGAAGTTGGTATTATTTCTTCAACAGTAAAAGCTTCATTTCCTACATTTCCAACTCTTTGGATGTTAGAGTATCTATCGGCAATTGTCTGGCAAAACTCTTGTAGTTCTGTAGCGATTCCTTTATTCATAATTTCTGTTGTAGTTTTTTTATCTTCAACAATATTTTAGCTGACTGAGGTAGTTTTTTTAGTCTTAAAATTTCTGCTATTATATTGTTTTTTTGATCAGCTTTAGATTTCATCAGATAAAGATTTAATTAAATCATTCATTAGTATAATTATATTCTTAGCTTTAGCTTTTGCTTTATCGTGATCTCTATCCATTAAATCTTCGTACAAATCATCAGTCAAAGAATGCATACTGTTGGACACATAGTTTATGTGATTTATCGCTTGTATGTCATCAGCTGATATTGGATTTGACATTAATCTATAGATTTTAATATAAGACGTCCTACTGATGGATCAATTTTAGATATAGCTTTGTATAGCTTTTTAGACTTAGACTTGGTAATATTTCTTTCGGTTTGAGTAGACTCTGTACCCATATTTGTATAAAGCGAGCAGTCTATAAAAAGCAAAGTGTCAACTTTCTTTTTTTGAGACCATGAAGAAAAATTCATGATTTTATCTAAATCTTCAAACGTATATTTACATTCCATTTAATAAGGTGTTTACTTTTCTCTTAAACTCGTCAAACCTATCTCCAACTCTAAATCCCCACTCTTGACTTAGCTCTAAGTATTTGTGATATTTTCCTGTGTAGTTAGAAAGCTTATTATTTAGCTCATCTACCTCCAAATTTAACATTTTATTTTGATTTATAAGGTATCTTATCCTTGTTTTTAGCTCTTGGTCTGAAACTTCAACAGAGTTATCAACATTTCCAAGCCACATATACATAATATTATTGTGCTTACTGGCCAGTGTTTTGTCAAATTTCAACAAGAAAGGCAGTTGTTTTAGACTATGTAATACCGTTGCGTGGTTTTTGTTGAAAACTTTTGCAATATCAGACAGCGTCATATTCAAATGTTTTCTTAATATTTTGTATAAGATAGCTCTTCCAAACACATATATTCTCTGTCTTCTTTTAGAGTTTTGAATTAAATCAATACCCAGCTCTTCGTTTATAATTAATATTATATTATTTATGCCTTTATCAAGAGGGTTCATTTTATATGTAAGTTTAAATTAATTAAATCAAGATAATCATCGGAACTTATTATTTGTAGATCCGACAACATTAAAAAAGATCCTTGTGTTCTTATTATTTCTAATGCAAAAAATATATTTTTATTTTTATAATTTACTGTACCTCCTAATATTTGAGATATATAATCGTTTACTGGTAGATATAAAACTTTAGAATCAACATACTCAGAAATAACCAGGGACAATCCAAACTCAAGCGAGTCTAAAGCTTCAAGATATTCCTCATAAACATCATAGCCATCATCCTTTATATACTTCAGTTTTAAACCCATACTTTTTTAATTCTTTTATTCTAAACTTTTGAAGCTCAGACAATACTCCCTTTGGTTTTTTTATTTCAGAAAAAAGAACATCACATCCTGGAGGAAGCGCTATTAAATCAGGTATACCATTTTTATTTGTAAGTTTTAGTTTTATAACATAATAACCCTCTGCTTCAAGCTCCTTGATTCTTTTGTTTTGTATCTGTTGTTCTGTCATTTCTGTAATCTAATATAAATCCTATTGCTACTATTAAATTCATTCCTATTGATGACAATATTTCAACCACATCATGAAAGTTGTGAAATGATAAATGAATGTGACCTACAACCCAAAAAGGTATGGCTAAATTCTGGCTTATCCAAATTACTAAAAATTTTATAAATCTCATTCAAGTTAATGTTCTGATTCAGGCTTGCCACAATTTATACACCATCTTGCCTCACCAACGTGATTGTCATAAGTATAAAACATTTCGCACTTAACAGTTTCTTTTTCTTTCATTATTTTTAATTTAAAGTTAATAAATCTCTTTTAAAATGTTTTAGGGTGTAATCTTTTTTCTTTGTAACTGCCTTGTATATGTCAGCTTCAATACCTCCACGAGAAAATATCCAGTACACATCGCTTTCTAATCTTTCCTTGGTTGTCATACGATCCCTGGATTGCCAGTAACTGGTAGCTGAAAAATCTATATTGTAATACACAAGGCATTCAGCCATTCGGAGAGAGATCCCTTCTCTACCACTAACGATTTGCAAAGCTATGGTTTTATTTGTTTCGTTAAATGTTTGTAAATCAGTACATAATTTATCTCCGTAAACCTCTTTTAATGCATTTAACTCTTCTTTAAATTTATAAAATATACCGATTTTAGAATCAGCAAAGTTATCGTGGATAAACTCTGCTTTGCTTAAATCAATAATCATAGAATTACCAGACTCAAACTTTACAGTTCCAGAATACATTTGATGAAGCTTCATCATAAGTTTTACTGGCGTGTCAGCCAATATTACATCTTCACTTCCTTCAATAACTAAATGTTTTTTCAATTTACTTGTTAGTTGATACGTCATTGGACTCATCTCTACCTCTAAAATATGCTCTTTAGTATTAACCTTAAACCCAGCTTCTTTTTGAGTATAAGAAATAGTATGTGGTTTCATTTCATCTATTATAGAGTCTAAACCATTACTATAATCATTTATAAGTAAACTATTAATCTTTCTTTGTTTTACGTTCACATATTTTTTAGCAAACTTATAAAAAGTTTTATAATCACTGAATGGATGATTAAGCATTACAGAAACTTGATGGTACATTTGACTGTACGATTCTGGTGTAGGAGTACCAGATAAGAATATAACAAATGGATTGTTTTCTAAGATCAAAGAACGCACTTGCGTGGATCGTTTGTTTCTTTTTGGAAAAGCACCCATACCATGAGCCTCATCACATACTACCATATCCCAACCTCTCTGGTCTATTTTATGAAGTGATTCGTAGTTAATAACAGTGATATTGTAAGAAGGATTAAGAAGTTTATAGTCATCTTCTATACTGCTTATGGCTTTTTTCTTGGTAATAAATAAAAGGTTAGACACTGGCAAAAGCGCACTTACACCCAAGCTCGTGAGAGTTTTACCAGTTCTCACCTCCATCGCAAGATAAACAAATTTATCTTTTAACAACAGAGGTTTAGCCTTGTTAATTATTTCTTTTTGATAGTCTCTAAACTCCATATTAAAAATCTAATCTTCCGTTTTCCTCCAACTCGTGCTTACTTCTAAATCGTAACCACCTACCTTGCGAATCCCTATCTTCCTCTGGTTTACAATTATATTTATACACAGAGTAAGCGGTAAGCCATTTATAAAACTTAGTTCTTGAAACAGTGAACTTAGACTTTGGAGCAAAGTCTGGATTGTCTTCAACAAAATCTAAGTATAAATCACTTTTGTATACCCTTCCAGATTGCTTTAACTTTTCGTGTTGCGATCCACCACCTATTTCTCCACTCCACTCTAAAAATTCGTGACACGTTTCTGCGGATAATTGTCTTGTTTTTAGGTTTATAAATTTTGATTTTATAAGGCCATGATTCATATAGGTTTGAACACAACTTATCATATAATTATCAAAGTGACACCATTCATCATCATCCCATTCTCCAAACATAAGTTTTCCAAACTCCATAAGTGGCGTGAAATCTTTAGTGTAGTGCTGGGCTAATTCTAATTCCCATTTTCTTCTTTCAAACGATGATCCCTTACCTTTAATAGCGTAGTTAGTTGTAATAGAAACTTTAGGAGATTTACTAAACGGAATCTTTATAGCATCTTTGTTTTTCTTTTCCAGGACTAAGCCTTCTGTTACAACAGAAAATAACCTTTCAAAGTCAAAATGTTTTTTTACATCATCAAAACATAATATTTGAGTATCAACACTAACAGTTTGATAAGCAAAACTTTTTTCAAAATTAAATGATTTACCATCTATAAATACTAATTTTTTCATGTGTGATAGAGCGTTCATAAAAATACCTTTCCCTGTCCCCCCTTCAGGGTTGTCTGATATTACCTCATCATTTAATATAACTGCTGGGCAATAAGATAAGTTTTTCCACGCGTGTAGTAAATACCCAATTGTTGACTTCATAGAATTAACTCTGTTATCATCTTTACCACAAATATTTTTAATAAATTGCTGGTAATCACAACTTTCCGCATCGCATTCATTAAAAACCCTATCTATAACGTGGTCTTTCCATACATATCCACCTAAGTCAAGGTAGTCAATAGTTATAAGTTTATTGTTAGTTATTTTTACTGCACAATTTTTATAATATAGATAAGCGCTATCCTTTGTGTCTTCTATAAAATAAACTGCTATAGATGAAAGAAGGGTTAGAAACTCCTCCCTAAAATACCTGGTGTGTTCAGCAAAATAATTATAAACACTTAGATCATCTACCTCTAATAGATAATTTAAAATAAAATCTTTTATTTCTTTTTCAGACGTGTGGTCTATTAAGTTGTTGGTTACTCTGACAAAAACATAATTCTTACTTCCTTCAGGGTTGAACTTATAAAATCCATTTTCCTCCAGGAATTGCTTGAAAAGTATATGAACTATCTTTATAACTCCTTTGTCGTTTTTTGTCCAAAACTGATTGTTTGCATTTTCTTCATCTAAACGAGCCAACACATTATCTATAGTAGCGACCTCAATATCGGACTCTTGTAATTGAGATCTAATTTCTTTTTTTGGCACGCCTCGTTTTAACTTCATTCTCAAGTTATTAAGTCGATCTTCATCTTCATAATACTTTGTGCCAAAATTATGCTTGTTGGAGTAAGCACTTCGTATTGTTCTTCTTATCTCCTCCCTATCAAAACTTTTTGTTTGATAGTTATTTAATACTGACTCAGCTAAAGATTGGTATACTCCAAAGTCATTTAAAGCGGCGGCCAAAACATAAGCGTTATTATTTCTTTCTCCTTCATTCATAGGAAACTTTTTTTCCCACCATTTAACTAATATTTCTACTATTTTGTTTTCATCAGTTACTGGTATTGTCGGTATATCAGTATTCTTATTTACCTCATTGTATTCTTGTTCTTGTATACTATCCCATAAACTTGATTGAGCGTTAATATGAATTAACGGATCGTAAGACTCATAGCAGACTCTTGAGACATTTTTACAAGACTTGTCGAAGTAATCACTATCGAAATGTTTTTGAAGGCTTAGAAAGTAGTTTTTGTGATTCTCTGTGATTGGAGGTATTTTAACTAAAACCTTTAAACCATTTCCACTTGGAGAAATAAATACCGCATAAACATATTTATCTTTTGAAAGCTTTTCTTTTTCTTGCAATAAATCTTTACTTGAGTTGTATCCATCGAAGTCAAGACAAATTAAACCACTATGTTCTTTGAGCGCTTTGTCATTTCGTTTTGTAAACTTTCCGCTAAAACAAATTGCTGGTAATTTTTGTTTTAATATATTCCTATTGCTCTTATCTTTTTCGGCACGTATTTTTTTAACTATATCCTTGGAAGATCCATCTTGTATTCTTTTCAACACCAGGTTTATGTTTCTGTAGAAGGGTTGTGATGTCTGTTTTATGTCTTGAAATATGGTTATGTCCATTTTATGTTGATTTTATGTTGATTTTATTTTACTTAACTATCTCTTTATTAGTTACTTATATATTTTAATGTCGAAAATGTCAATAATATATAATAATAATGTAGATAAAGAAGTATTTATAATATTTTTTTTCTATAGATCTCTCTATATAGTTAAAATTTTGTCATTCGACACGAGACAAAAGGTAAAAAAAGGGAGCGTAAACTCCCTATTTTATTCAGTTAGGATTAATTAAAACGGAAGGCCATCTCCTTCGTCAACTGCATTTAGCAAAGGCTTCTGCTCTGTCTTCTGCTCTGGCTTAAATGTATCAATGGCTACATAATGTGTTTTACCATATTGATCCGTCTCTCTTTTTTTCTGTACAATAAGTTTTACATACTTTTTGTTGTTGTACTCAAAAATCCAATCTTTTGGAAGATCTGATAAACAAACAGATACCGCTACCTGGTCTCCATCAAATTTTTCTTTTCCACTTCCTACGTAAATCTTGTCTTTTACTTCACTCATTTTTATTTATTTTAATTGTTTGCTCCATATAGTTTATGACAGATAACATAACGTCAGTCTTATGCTCTGCACTATTACAAGACATTGGAACTTTTATCCACATAATAGTATTTTTCTCAGTTCTCTTTAGGCTTTTACAAAGTCTGCCTATGTATGTATGTATGTATGTCTTCAGTTGCTTCATTACTAAAATATTTTTGATACACTTCTACTGCTTGCTCAACCTTCTCCTGGCCTCCTTGTATAAAACTTTGAGAACATTCAAATATACCAAGTCTTGCAGTCCTTTTATCTATTACCAGGAATATTAATGGCTTGCCAAATAACCTTTGGTATATGTATGCTTGACTATCGTAATTATAAGTTTTAGCACTATACATAAATTTATCGATATCAGAACTTGTTTTGATGTCAATAATCAAATTACTTTTATGGTTTAAGATATCAGCCTTTCCTTTCCAATCTAAATTCATTATTTTTTGAATTTCTGGAACTTCGTAATCATTATTTTCTTCATAAATAAGATCAAACATTTCCATATTAGAAGTCATCTTAGTACATAAAAAATCTAATTGCTCCCTCTCTTTTGTAAGCAAAAGCATTTCCTCATTTGATTCAGCCAAAGCCTCTTTATATTTAGTAGTGGATCTTGTTGATGCATCTACTTCCTGGAAGTCTCCTATTTTATGTGGCTCTAATATTTTAGTGTGAAAATATCTACCTTCAAGCATTGGCTTTGTAAATTCATTACTTACTCTAAACTGAGTAGGGTTTTTTAACAGCTTTCCTATGTCTGAGTTTGATAAATATTGCTTACCAAAATCTCCATAGTATTTAGCATCATCTTCCAGGTTTTTAAGTATATCTGTTTTAGTCATCTTTTATTTAATTAAATTACCTCAATAGAGGGGCGTCTTTCCGACCTGTCAGTCTTGTTGTAATTTAGCGAGTCATTTATGTTACTCAGTTGTTAGTACACCTCTCGCTTTTGACACAAGCATTACAACGGCCAACATTAGCGACAACTAAGGCAATAAAACTGTGTACCAACAATAATTTTTTATTAGTTATCTTTCATAGATTTAGCTAATTCTTTTTTCACTACTGCCTTTATACTATACTTAGACTTAAGATTTTTTACTATCTTCTCTAAGCCTAATTCTTTATTTTTAGATATGTACGTTAAAACTTTAGACCAATTCATATCTCCAATCTCTAATGTGATTAAAGTTTCAGTCTTTTGTTTTGTTGTGGTCTGTGTCTTTTTATGTTCCTGGATCTCTGGAATTATTAGAGTATCTTCATTTGCGTAAAGACTTAAACCAAGGCCATGCATAGCAATAGCTTTTGCAGTTGCTCTTTGAATTGCAGTGTTAACGTCCATAGAAGTTATTTTGTCAACAGTGATAGAGTTATGCCTAAAGTCTTTAATAGGTAAATAATCAATATGCTCTATGTCATTTACCACTATACCTACTTTTACATAGCCAGTCATTCCATCAGAAAACCAATTTAAACCTGTCTCTTGCGCCTCATATACTATACGTTGCGCTCCTGGGCTTGATTGTTTTAAATAATTCCAGGCTATTGCCCAGGATAAGTAATTAAAGTTTCCTTTCTTTTTTACGTGCTTGGAAATATCTTTTGCAACCAAGTCTTTGAAGTAATTTTCATTTTTGCTCATTTGTATTTAATTTTAGATTAAAATCTTTTATTTTGTTTGCATACTTTATTAGTATGGCTTCTCTTTTGTTTTTTAAGTTCTGTATATGCTTATCGTTCTTTCGAGTGTTTACTTCTGTCTTTATCTTTGACTCGATTAGTTTTAGTTTAAATAAGCAATTTTCAATATTTAATTTTAAACAACCTATTGTCCAACCATACTCGAAAAAGAAATCATAATGATCATTTTCAATTACCTTATAGTAATCTCCATTTCTGTTTAAGTCTAATATTTCAATCCTATCACTAAACTCTTGAATCTTTATACCTTTACTTAAAACACTTTCGCCATAAGGCATATCTTCTTGAATACTATTATTACATAATTTAGCTTGAATAAAAACTTGTTTTAAATTATACATTATTATTTTTTAGTATCTCCTGGACTAAATCGTTAACATCGGTATCATTACTTATTAGATCCTTTGCTTTGTTATATCCATGTATTATAGTTGAATGAGTTACTTTAAAATCATAGCTTTCCAAAAACCTTTGTATGTAAGATATTCTTATTGGTCTCTCCATACATAAATAATATAGCATTTGCCTGGCGTCTACTATATCTCCTCGTCTTGTAGAGGTAAACATTTCATCTAAAGTTAGATGAAACGTTTTTGCTACCGCAGTAGCATAATCATCAAATATTTGTTTCTTCATTATTGATTAATTTTATTTAATTCAAATTGTAAATGATTTATAGCCTTCTGAAGATCTTCATTAGGCGTGTTATGTTTTCTGTATGCTCTTAAAATATAAGTGCAAGCAGTTCCTAAATTATAATTTAAGTCAAAATTATTCACAACATCTATTGCGGTGTAATTATTTTTACCATCATAATAAGAAGGGGTGTCTACTTTAATATTTTTATCTTCAGTACACTGAAGTTCGTCTGTCCTGGTTTCTGTATAATTCATATTAACCATTTTATAAATTTATATAATTGAAAAGCAATTAAGCAAGAGATCGCTCCTATGAATGACCATACTATAAGTTTCATATTTTTGTCTTCTTCTCCCATAACTAAATACCTAAAGGATAATCATCATCTTCCATAGCAGTAACCTCCTGGCTTTTATCGGCGGTGTCTTCTTCGTCATCGTAAATGTTATTAATAATGTTTGAACACATGGCCATGTGTATAGCGGTGTTTCTTGCTTGTGGGTTTTGAGGATTGAATGACTCAAATAGCATTCTTAGTGTATCGTCCATAATTTGATTAAATTTTAATTAAACTTAGTTCACAAATATAATGTAAAACAATCATAAATACTAATTTAATCGTAGATATTTACTTCTAAATTTATCTCCAGGTGTTCGTAATAGTTTCCTATTTCAGAATGAATTATCTGGTCTTCTCCTATGCAAATTTGAAAAGCCTCCAGGCCTCTTTCTTCGAGATCATATAAAAAACTTTCAATTAGTTTTACGTCTGGATAAGGGCTATGCCATTTCAGATCAAAGATACTTGTGTATATCATCATTCCGTCTTTTGTTTCTTTTAAAAGCGAAAATAAATCTGGAAAAACAAAACGCCTCTCCGAGTTTTGAAGTTTGAATAATCTAACTTTCTCCGTCTTTGGTATTCCTATAATTACCTGGCTACTATATCCCATTGTTTTGCATTTTATCAGCCCATATACAAGCCTGGTTATAAATTCCTTTATCATATTCTTGAATAAAGTCTACAAAGTCGTTAAACCAGGATAGTTGAGGTTTAATTTTGTTGATCTCGTTTGTTGCTTCTATAAAGTCTCCCATTAGTTCGGTAACTTTATTGAAGTCTCTGTCTTTTTGTGTTTCCGCGTATGCCATTTTTATTTTATTTAATTATGTTTATTTTCTTGAGCGTATTCCCATACCCTGGTATTGAGATCATCGTTTACCCAATCCCAAAAAAAGTCGGTTATATCTACTCCGTTTAATTCTACATTTTCTATTTCTAAATCAGCTTCTGGAGGATACTCATTGTCTCCGTCATTCCAATAAAATTCGTAATTTATATCTAATTCATAGTTGTCTTCAACTATTGAGTATGTGCCTTTTGTCTTCATAGGTGGCCTCCAATCCTTAACTCATCACATTCATATCTCCATTCTGATTCTGACTCTGGCTCATTCATTCCTTTATAATCATCTACTCCATTACCATAAACAAACTCAGTATCGTTTAACTTGTTTTCAATGTCATCAATCCAATCTCCTTCCTTATATATTATAAATTCATCTATACTTGTGTGTTTTCCGTTATCTAATCTATAATGATCAAATTCATTTTCGTCAATTTCAATTTCTATCTCAGCAAATTTATGGTAGACTTGCCTTTGTTGTATCTTTACTTTCATAATTAATAATTTTCAGTTCTTTCTATTAAGTTTAATACGTCGTGTATTTCAATTCCCTGGTACTTGCAATTCTTTGTTATAAATTCCTTAATAGGTAATTGCTTTGGATCGTCAAAAAAGTCTCCTAATTTTTTACCGCTTTTTATTTGGCTATCAGCAAGCCTTTTGAATATTCTTTTTACATACCAATTACTTGTCCAATAGATACCGCCTTCTCCGTCTGTAATTCTGACATGAGGAGTTTTAGTAATATCCTTGTTAGCTTTCCAGGTTTTTTTCTTTTTATCATAACCTATTATATTACATATTATATCTCTATATTGTTTTACAGATAAAAGGTCAAATGAATTTTCGTAATGACTTGATATTTCTCTTTCGCATCTGTCTTCAATGTCTTTTATTAATTGATCAAACTTTGCGTGTCCATACAATTCCCTATAAAAATCTCTAAACTTTGTGTATTGAGTTTCTTCTCCAAACATTGTAAAGTTTGTGTCATAATCTAAATCTTCAATGTCCAGGAATTTTACACTTCCAAATTTTTGGGTTGTAAGGCCTCCGTTTACGTGAGTTTCAAAGTCTAAACCTTTTCCGTTTGTAGTGTTAAACGTAAATCCAAATCTTACGTAGTCTGTGTGTTTCTGTGTTTTTAATAGTTTCATTTTATTTGATTTTATTTATTAATTAATATGGTTTTAAATGTTCTGTGTTATTTTCTCCGTTAAATCTTTCCTGGAATAATGATTTTTCTGTGTGATCTTCAAATTCTTCTAATTCCTCCAGGGTTATACCTTCGTACTGATCAATTAAACCTTCTAAATAGGCCTCGTTCTCCATAAGATCCGTACAATCTTTTGTATATGGATAATGTGGAGCGATATACGTACCGCCTCCGTTTCCGTCATTCCATATAACTACATTCATTTGATTTGTTTGCGCTTCATATCCCAGGCCTCTTCGAGTATTGAAATACCTTACACTTCTTACTTTCAATTTTTCCGCAAATGCTTTTTTGTCTAATGCGTTTCTTAATAATCTATCAGCCTCCAGGCTTACGATTTTTTCTTGTTCCATTTCTGTCATAACTATAAATTTTCTCTTATTGTTTTATATTGTTCTATTTCTGATAATACTTGATACTTGTAATGGTTTGTACATATTAACAAGGCCATTTCTCTGATCCAATCCAGGTTACTCATTCTACAATTATCAATATCAATTTCATAGAATTGTATTAAATCTTCTTGTATATCAGCATACTCTATGTTAATGGTCTCCTTTAGTTTTTTCCTGGAGAGTTTATCTATCTCGCCTTGCATAGCTTCAATTCTATGGCTTAAATATTTTATTGTTTCGTTTTTGCTCATAACTTTTAATTTTTCGTATTTATATTTCCATCAAGGATCGCGTTCCGTACAATGATCCGTTTTCTGTAAATTCATATTCATTAGCCTCACAAAGATCCGTTAAACCTTCATCAGAATAAACGTATTCAGTCTCCTGGTGTAATTGTTGCAATACATTATTTAAAGAATTGCTTTTCAATCCCTTAATTATCTCTTGATCCCAAAACGTACCCGTTAATTCACATTTATCAGCCTCCAGGCTATCCAAGGCTAATTTATCGTATTCACTAAACTTTATATACTCGCCTCGGCATGGGCTTTGACTTATTGAATAGTCGTTTTTTCCTCCTATCTCCTGGCTTAATTTTTTTATACTATCAACTAATTCATATACTGAAAATTCATTCAAGTCGTGAAAATTTTCTCTGATCCATTTGAAGCATAAATCTTGGCCTGGGTGTTCGTGTATCTGATAAACTTTTGTTTTAATTACTCTCATTTTTTTTTATTTAATTAGATTAATTTTGTGCAATATAGTTATTATAAACATTCTGTACAAGTTTTTTAAACTTTATTTAATTTAGTTATTGGGAATGTTCCTTTGTATCCTAATTCAAGCGCTCTATTAAAACACATTCTCATAAGAAAAGGCCTACTCCAATTTTGATCCATTATAATTTTATTTATTTCATTAAGATCCGCCTTGTTTATATATTCTTGCGTGTATTTTACTCTTACTTTATATGCTTTCATAACTTATTTATTTTTACTTTCAATTATTACTTCTTGGTTTTCTTCACTTATATTTAATAAGTCATTTATTTCATCGTGTATTGTATCTTGTATTTCAAATGGGTAATTTCCTTCTTTATATTCTATAAATTCATTGTCAATTAAAAAATTTACAATTCTTATTGATACATCTCGCGTGTCATCGTTTGTTACTAAGGGATCGTAAAGCAATTCTTTAAATAATTGATTTACATTAATAAAATAATTTGCGTACTTTCCTCGTTCACTGCAACAATTATAATACTCGTACTCATTTACCATTGTTTCAAACTTTTCAGAAGATCCGTTATTTAACAACATTGGGCTTGTCCAGGCATTATTTAACATCATATTGCAAGCGTTTAAATAAAGGTCACCGCCTTTGTCATATACTTTTTTAGCCTCTGTTTTATTTACTTGCTTTACGTGTGTATTACCTATTTTTATAAATTGATTTTTATACTTCATAACTTTGGTATTATGGGAGCGTTTCCGCTCCCTGGTTTATACTACTTTATTAAATTTCTGATTGCTGAAACTTCTATCGTTCCATATTTATCGTGTACCTTACTTAAATACTCTTTGGCCTCAATAAATCGCGCTTCTGTTATCGCGTTTTCGTATTGATTGCGGAATTTTATTAACTCCGTTATCTCTGTTTTTATCTTCGGCATCTTGTATATTTTTGACGTTTTGCGTTCCAACATTTTTTGGTATACATTTTCTTTTTAAACTTTGACGTTTTGCATTGCCTGGAGGCGCTACAACTTGTTAGCGTTGGCGTTACAAATATTAAACAAATTACTATTGTGATTATTTTCTTAAAATTTTTCATATCTATTGAAATTTAAACTCTCTTGTTATTCTTGTTTTGTTTGTTGGGCTTGTGCTTGTTAATTTTACTACGTTGTAGCCTCTACAAGTATACGAGCGCTCCGCGTGTTCTTTTCCTCCTGCTCTTCTGAAGGCCTTTAACGTTTCGTCTTTAGTGATTAAATTATATACGCTTTCTGATATTTCATACACCGTGCTAACTCCAGGTAAAAAAGTCGTTTTTGTACTTGGGTTTTTTTCTTGCTTTGTTCTTGTCATTGTAATAGTCATTTTTTTGCGGTATTGTGGGAGCGTTTCCGCTCCCTGGTTTATATTGTTATTTATTTAGTTAAATTAAATTCTGTTTGTATTGTTTGTATTTCACACCCGCCCCACCAATCATCACAATCAAAGTAAAAAGAAGTTTCAGTAATTATTTTTTCTTCGTCTTCATTATCGATGTCACAATAGTTTTCGTGGTCGTGGGTTTTTAATTCTTTTTTGAGGTGTTCCTTTGCCTCGTCAAGTGATAAGTAAGCGCCCAGGGTACGAGAGTCAAAAGGCGTTCCGCCAACATATTCATTTAATAGATATAATTTCATAATATTATTTATTTAGTTTAGAATTTAGTTTTAAAATGTGGTAAGCCATAAAATTGAAATAGTTATCAATTATATTTTTTGTCGTGTTCTTTTCGTTTGGGTAGGTGTCTAC